ATTATGTTAATGATATCATCAAATATTATGGATATTATTGCAAAACTATTATCGAAATCAAAATTGGTAAATCATATAATCCTGCTCGCGACTCAAAAGAAGTTGAGGACTATAAAACCAAAATCAAAGAAAAAGCTGACTACGTCACACAACATTATTTTGTGAAGTTTGGTGTATAACCAACAAAGCATAATAAAACTCCGTATAATCGATTTTAAGCGCGGTTATACGGAGTTTTTTATTGTAGTTGATAAATTATATCATTTTACTATTTGAAGCGAAAATAGCGCGGTTTATGCGCAAATTATATTATTGTTTTATTGCAGCTAATATATCTTGTGCCCAATTCCATTTATTGCTGATATATAGTCGCATTCTCACATCAATCATATCAAGTGATACGCCAAGCAATGCTTCATCGGTAGAGTAATCAGTTGATTTTTTATCTGAAAACCAAGCGACTCTAAATATTGAACTCATCGATGGTTTTTCGTGTAATAGATGCCAACCCAATTTTGAGAATTTACCTTTGACATTCTCTAAATCCTTCATAATTTTATTATATGATCTTGTTGTGGTTGGGGGTGCTGTATAGGTAATATTTATGCCAGTCCCATCCGGAGATGGGGCGATTGATTTTATTTTTATTGATGGAAATATATCTTTCTTAAGTATTGCGATAATATCCGGCTTAAGTTTTTCCATCTTTTTGGCAAGATCTTTTGTATCCTTAATAGTCTTATCTGGTGCCTCAATATCGAGGAGGCTTTCATATAAACTTTTCATCTTGAAGTAAAATATATCTATATAATGATTTCATTAATAATTGAAGGACCTGACTTAAATATATAATCTCTTAATGGTCTCATTTATAATAATTTAATAATTTTTCAAAAACATCATAACATAATGACCCATCAAGATCAAATCGTATAAAAACTTTAGTACCATTATGATGCATATATATAATACGCAATGCAAAATTAACCATATGTGTTTTGGTATTCTCACAATTCCAAAGATATTCATCATAATCTTCGTGGTGCCAATCCTTGAAATATGGTACATATTGATATTGTTTCGAAAATTCACCTTTTATCTGATTTGCAAATGAACTCAATATATCTTTACGTTGCTGATTTGTAAGTGCATTGGCTTCAAGAATAATACTCTTCGTTGTAATTAATTTTCCATTACCCTCAAGAGCTACGTGTGCAGTCTTAATATATTTTTTAGGGACTGCAGTTTTATAGATCTCAATAATCTTTTCCTTCTGCAGGTCAAAATCCTTTGCATTACTCATCGTTTTGTCTGCATATGTAGTACTTAACAGACTTTCATATAATGTTTTCATACATATATAATAATAAAAGAGTCCCCATTAGGAGACCCTTTTTACTCTTACATCAAATTTTTCACTCTTGAATAATTTATATTTTGATCTACCTTGGTCAACCAACTTACCTGTTGGAAAATCATCTACCAAATCATATAGGTAGTATTTTTCCTTATCATTGGCAAGACAGAGACCACGACCCAAACTTTGCTTATTGATAATTGGTGACTTAAATGATTGCGCAAATACTCCATAATCGAGATTCTTAAATGTCAACCCGGTACCAACACAACCATAACTTGCAACCAAAATCGCCGCTTTATCATTGAGAAGTTTTTCCTTAATCTGCTCACGTTTCTTATCTGATGTTTGGCCAGTGATAAGATATATTGGTCTATCAGGGAACCACTCAATAATTCTTGAATGGAGGTATTTGAGATAACTGGTATGATGTGCAAATACGATGCAATTCTTTTCGAACCCATTCAATAAATCTCTTAATACTTCCAATCTCTTTTGATCTCGGTGAAGGACCATTTGTTCAAGAAGTAATAAGTTACTACCACGATCCTTGCAAAGATCTATATTATAGTTGAGATAATCATCAATTGTGAGTTTATCAGGACCATCATAATCATCTGCAACTCTTTCCTTCATCTCACGGAGGACCAATGGAAATTCCTTTTCTAACTCGATAGTAAACTCACGCTTCTCAATTGGTAATTTGCGCTCCACCTTTTCACCATTAATCTTATCAACAACGGTGACACTATTAAGGTACTCGGCACACTTAATATAATTATCGCGTTGTTCATCAGTCATTGGATGAGGGATATAGATTTGAGTAATATCAATTGGAGTGATATATCCACCATCCATCAATTCTTTTGAACGAATATCCTGAATGGTTGGCCCCATTAATGCGTGGCAACAAAATGATTCAATCGTATCCTCAGGTGGTAATGAACCAGAGAAACCAAACTTGACTTTGACGTCCTTTATAAATGGTTGCTCGAGAATAGTATTGATAGATTTGCATTTTAGTGTATGCGCTTCATCAACCAAGATAACATCATAATCATCAAAGAAATGTGGATCATATTTTGCATTGGTTTTATCAGCACGCATTACAAGACTTTGGAATGTTCCGATGGTTAGATTCGAACCCTCCTGAAGCTCACCACCAGCCCATACAGTTTCCATCTTAAAGAACTCTGCATAGTCAGTAAAATCTCCAACTGCTTGCTTAACCAATGATTTGGCTGGAACAATCATTAGGATCTTTTTGGCTCCTTGTTTTTCCATCAAATAACGGAAAACCATATAAGCAACCAAAGTTTTACCAGCACGTGTTGCCAACTGACTCAATGATTGACGATATTTGAGGATGAGCCAAGCAGCACGATATTGATATTCATATGGGCAAAGTGATATCTCCCAAGAATTGACATACTCCTTCCACTCTTCAAAAGACATATTGAATCCTGTGTACTTGAAGTAATTGAATTGTTCAGGAAGTTGGAGAACGATATTCTTTTTTTGACACCACAATTGAATATTCCTCCACAAACCACTATGGCAGTAGTAGAGGACGCGGCCCATTTTTGTATGTTTCTTTTTTAGGAATATTTCAGGAGTTGGTGTACCCTTAAATGATGGCAAAAAATGATGAGATGGAATCTTATTGAGAAAATCTTCAAGATTTGGTGTCTTATGTTTCTTACCTTTTTGAGATTGTAATTCTAATTCATCTCCAATAAAGAAGATGTTACGCATATCATTTGGGTTATACTTAAGCTCTATCATATTCCAAAATATTTCATATTCTTATGGATAGCAACTATTTGTTTTTGATAGAAGTTTTGTATACCAATCATAAATTTGCTCCACCATTCAGGATCTTCACGATAGATGATACAACCGGCATCTTTCAATTGTAGTTGCCCAATACCAATATTGACAATGTTCATACATTCCCAACTTACCAATGTAATGGGATTGAATCGAACTCTATCTATATATATACGATTTCCTGCCAAACTATAGTCCACAATCATCAAATCAAAATAATTTTTTTGATCTTTCTTAAAAAAATCATATAACCTCTTGATTGATACAAGATTTGGTGAACTTTTATGTGCACTCTTACAATGAGTTTTGATATCAATAACATGCCGCCCATCATCATTGATTATGCAGTCAGCCATCGCCTTGCGGCTGAGTTTATCAGAATGCACAAACTTTTGAGGATTATGGTCATAAAACTCATCAAGAATATCTGAGATCCATTCCTGCATAGCATCACCAATTATACGGGGTGATGTTTTGACTGGAAACTCCTTTTGTTCATATTCTTTGACAAGCCTATTGAATACGTATGTTTCGATCTCGTGGTAATTCACTTTCTCATCCCATCGAAAAATTTACTACACCAATATTTGACCGGATATAATGGTGAAAATATGAATGTTTCGAAATGAGTACCAACCACATATGTCTCATCCAAATTTGCCTTTAGATCACAAACAGCAACAACATATGCCTCATTAGTGAAGTTCAGAACCCTTTCATCAAGCTTGTTTGGTCTTGAAAGAAGGAATGAAGCACGATATTTTTTATCTTCTCCATTCGAATGGATCGTAATAATTGGCCTATAAAATTTCATTTCTTTTTGATATTTAGTTTATTTTCAAATTTTATTAACATTTCTTCAAAATTGGCCATCGCCGCACCAAAATCATATTTGACTACCCGGAAAAGATCGGTGGTATATGTTGAGCCTTCTTTATCAATACATAATCGTACTTTCCAAGGGTTTTTCGCCTTACCTTTGACGAATGATATAACTCTTGCAGGGACCAATTCCCAACCACGACCAGCACGACCAACCTTAACCCATATCACTCAATCACCAATATGAAGTGGATGATAAAGACTATCATATATCTCCTTTTCATTACAAAAATATTCCTGAAATGGTCGAATAATTCCTGTGATCATTGATATATGATTGATATTTTCGTACATATCTTCATATCTTTTGATTTCGGATGCTGCATCAGCTCTGTATAAATCACCAGGATTTTCGAGAAGAACCTTTGTCTTTTTTTTCAAGATTCGGATCAATCAAACTCATCTTCTTTCGATATCATTATAATGGTAAATTACATCCAATGCAATATTGCGGATGATCCATACCAAATTCTCAAGTGGTCCATCAATTGTTACAGTATAATCATAACGCGAATCACCTTTAAGCAAATCCAAACCGCCCTTCTTTTTATGTGATGGGCGCTCAACTTTGATAATGATTCCACCATTATCTCTTATATATGTTGTTTCGGTGCGTGATTTGACATCGGCAAATATCTTATATTGGTTCTCCTCATCAAATAATCCATTATAGAATCGTTTGTTTGCAACCAAAGACTTAACCCAAACATTTGCACCAAATGACCCCTGCATTATATGGAGACCAAAATAAATGATCAATTCACGTAAGGTCATATAAGTATCATGTTCAACAATATGCCCTGGCTCATCCTTGACAAAGAGGTAATAATCATCCGCAGTATATAAGTTGAGTTTTGAGATATCTTCATAAATAGCATTACTAAAATCTTTCATATTAATTATCATATGATCCTTCAAGTAATCACTATTCATATCCTTCATACTTACACCAATGAGCATTGAGAGGAGCATCTTTGGACCATCACCAAAACCCTCAATGATTACGTGGCGACAATCCATATAATTCAAAGCAGTTTCACCAGCCTCATCAGGTGGAGCCACGATTGCCTCACACCATTGGTCGAAAGATTTTTTGAACTCTTCGGTTGATATCTCATTATCTTTATGTCGAGTATAGAACTCTATGGCATTTGCCAAGAGATATGATATTGTTGATTTGCCAGCACCACGATGGCCTCGTATTCCGATTATTTTCATTCGATCTTAATTTTTTTCATAATATCTTCAGCTCTCTTCAATAGAGTATCAACATCTTCAGGTTCCATCTTTTCTGTATTGAGTGTCTTGACTCTTAATGTGAATTGATCGACATTTGATGTATACATTGGAACAACCATCACCAAAACCGAACCATCATCAAATTGCTCAATGAATGAGTCACGGATATTTTCGATATTACGAGTGACTGTCGAAATCGATGCACAAGTTGGGAACATAACCGTTAGTACGATGATAAGTTTATCCTTATTTGGTATAGTCGTAGGGTTGACAATTTTTGTTCCTAACATTGCGGCCTTTGCCAAATTCATAACAATATTATTCAGGTTCTCCTGAAACACTTTCTCAAACATTATCCTTTATATCAAAATATTTTTCATAAATTAGTTTCTTATATCTTTCCTTCCAATCAATACTCATATCAAATCCTGATTCTGCAATTTGATTAAATATATCGGGTAATGATTCGATAATCATATTAACCGTTTCATTTACTCCACGTTTATATCCCTGTACTACACCAAAATAGCAGCCACTCTCAAATGCATCTGTTGGATCTTCCAACTGAGTTTGTGCACCTGATAATGTGACCGCTTCTATAATTGCGTCAGCGAACTCTTTTCCTTTTTCTTCGAGATTCATTTCTTCTCTCTCGTCTATTTTTTGGATATCGTGATGCGATATCAAATCCTTCATATATGAGCCAATTATAACCATTCAGATCATAGTAGGCCACGGATGGAGCACTTTTTCTATTTGGCCGTTTACCATTGTTTTCCATCATCAATCTTCAAATTAATCTAAAAATGTCGTCCAAAATACACATACGAAGATAAATATACCCATTCCACCGGCCATCTCCAAACCAACACGAATATTATCACGAGTATCTTCTCTGATGAACGTGAGGCGCTTTACGATTGGATCGAGGATCAGAGCAAGGATTGCAATCACGAATGCCACGATCGAAATAGTTAATGCACCATTGAAGTAAGCCTGTGTCATATCATTGTTATAGGAGGGGTTGGTTTTGATCTCCTACACTTATATATAACAAATGATGATAAAAACTTTAGTCATTTTTATCCGAATTTCTTTCGATATTCATACATTGTGGCTCCATCAAACTTGCATTAAGTGGTCGCATATGATAATTACAATAGTTATTATAATGATCTCTATATGGACACATTGTGCAATCACCACGTTCTCTATTTTGTGCCATTATCTTATACTAATTTATCTTTGATACCGCATCAAATAATACATCAGGATTAATATTATATTTGACCTGATTACGCTGCATTTGTTCAATTACTGATTGGAGAATTTGGCTGATACGCGCTATTGATAATCCCTCCTGAGCAGCAATCTCTTTTGGTTCTAATTCACGTGGCATACCAATACCAAACTTCTTGAGGAACACTGAACGATCTCTTGGTTTGACACCATCCAATAATTTATCAAGACCATTCTTGAATATATCATATGCCTCGGCAGCTTCCATATCGGAAACGTGGTCATCCTCCATATTCAATATATCACTAAACTTTGTATCATTATCATCACCGATTGGTGCATCAATATCCAATGTCACCTCCTTACGATATGATCCATACTTGAGTTTATCATTATATATATCCGACTTTGGTTTCTTAACCAATCGAGAATAATTATCTATCTCAATCAAGATATATGCGCGGATCCACATAAATGCCACAGAGTTGAATGTGGCATTTTTGACATTATGCTTGACCCAAGCAATAACATCATTTCTCATAAATGGTTTCCAAGTTATTGATGACCAATTTGATGGGATTGGAGTAGCCTCCATATCCTTCAATTCATCATCATTCTTTTGTTCTGTTGATTCGGCAATAGCAATAGATGCGAAGGCTTTGACAAATTTTTTTCGTATCCCACCATATTTGAGGTATTGTTGGATCTTATTAATAATTTCACCACCATTGGCATTTTCAGGTAATTCCTCCAATGCTTCTAACATATCTTCCTTGAGTTTGGCTCTATTTGGATCATATTTTTTGAATGATTCAATCAGGCCATAATTGCCGGCGGAAATAAGTTCCTCCAAACTCAAACCCAATCCCTGATATCCTTTGGCAATACTGATAACAGTTTTAAGGTTCATCTCAATAAGTTTATCTCTATTCTCCTCACAATATTCAATATTATAGTTATTACCATTCTTATCATATGCCTTACTTACATCACGAAAATATTGTTGTAATGTTCCACGTTCAGCATCAGGGAGCATAGCCTTACTCGTTAATGCTTCTGCCGCAGAGGATAATGGAATATCATTACTGAGACTATATCTAATAACCGCCGATATATAGAATGATGCATCGGTTTGTGGCTTGAGCTTTATATATTTGTTATATGACTCATACAAATCCGGGAGTGAATCAAAAACCGCTTCATTTGTTTTATCTTCATACTCATCAATGAGTTCAACATTGTTCTTCTTTAGATTGTCAAACTTCTTCTCAAAAGTTTCATAAACCATCTCATATCTTTCGTATTTTTCATATAACAAATATATCAAGTCATTACAAAATATTTAGTCATTATTATCGGTTTCTGGAATTGCCTCACAATGAATGACTTCCATATCAACTTCATTATTATCCAAGAAGCCTGCCAACTCAAATGTGTGTTCGTTTGCGCCGAGTTTTTCGAGTTCATCCTTTTCTTTCCATAAGAGCTCAACTTTCTCAAGTTTTACGATACCCTCCTTATTTGGTCTCGACATTTTGACAAGACACTTGAATATCTCTTCGAATTTCTTACGGATCGTTTCCATTGTATATTGCGCCATATTAATCTTGACTCTATCATCAGATTCTTTGCGAGCATAACTCATTGCATAGTTACTAATGAAATTCATCACATCCACCTTCTTGACCTTATCATATTGGCAGAAATCATATATATGGTTCATATAGTCTTGAATTGGAATATCCAAACGATGGTTCTTCTCATTATATACAAGATTAATAAGAAGTTTGATACGTTTGATGGCTGCAAAATTGAATGAACGATTCTTATTTCTACAAAAATCAAAAATATCCTTAATATCTTCTACCATATATTGTTTTGACATACTTACGAAGATTGGAACCACCTTTTCGAATACTTCAATATTCTTAACAATCATTACCTTTTTATTGGCATCCTCCTTCCAATCATCTCCCTTACGGATCTCATAAAGACCCTGAAGAACATCGTGGTAGATTGACAAACGATCCTCAGTAATGAGATCCATCAACTCCTCAACATGTGATGTATTGGCTGCCATTCTATCATCATACGCAAGCTTAACCATATTTTTGAGATCAGAGAATATCTCACCATCCTCAAGCTTGAATCCACCCAAATCTTTTGATGTTACCTCATAACCATAAGCCATCATACCCTTCATAAGTACCGGTAATTGCTGGACATATTCTCTATATTTGCGCTCAAAATATATGACCTTATAAGCGATTTCATTGAGGTAGTATTTATTTTCCACCTCATTATATTCAATAAATTTATTATCGTGAATGATTGATGCAACCAATGAATTATACTTATATTCAATAGGGTTACGTTCGATCATTGAGTTACATAAACGAAGAATGGATTGCACATCTTTTATCTCTTCATCATTCAATTTGAAGTTCATTTGTCTAAATTTATGGATACTACGACTATTTCCATCTGCATCATTTTTTGAGATATATAGACGAATGAATAGGTCATTTGAACGAAGACGATTGGCAAACTGTTCAACCTCCTGAGGCATCATCAAATCATCAAAATAGATATTGAATCTGAATTTATCCAATATATCCACACCCACGGATAGATAGTTTGAGCACATAAGAATTTGTGTATCCTTAATTGTCTTCTCAAAGTTCACATCATCCATAAACTCCTCGCCAAGATTCGACTTCTTGTAATATTTGAGGTTAATTTCATTGAACTCACAATACTCATGTTCCATAAAATATTGGACAGCTGCTTTGACCTGATCGGAGAATAACGTACCTTTATTGGTAGGGAATAGTACGCGCCGACCCTCATATATATCTTTAGCCATTGCGCGACACATATGATAGAAGAGATCATTTGGTGTTTCTACCATATTGACGAGGAACTCCTTTTTACGAATATCTTCCTTAATAACCTTCAAATGAACTATATCAGGGAAGAATACTGTCTCGCCACTTGGTGTACCCGACATTAATATAATTGGCACTTCAGTATTACGGATCATCTCAACAATTTTTGACATTACTGGACGATACTCAGATTGGAACATCAAGTGTGACTCATCAATAATGATGTAATCAAAACCATTAGCCTTGATATCCATCAAGTTCATATATGAGAACTTATCAATGGTCATACTAACACCATTTGTCATATCCAAACGTGGTTTGCGCGATCCATACGAATAATACCAATCTTTCTCACCTTCAACCTTTGATTTGATGGTTGACGTAAATGGCATAACCATAATGACTTTCTTGCCATCTTTGACAAGGCTCTTAATCATCTCAGTCTTACCAACACCGGCACCCGCTTCAATCAATGTTACTCTCCCAATATTATCAAGCAATTGCCATTTGATATTACCCAAATACTCATCTTTTGTTATATAGAAGGTCTTATTGAATTTTGATTCATGAATAAGTGTTGGATTATCAATTTTATCAACACTATTGAATAATGAACCTTCATCCAACGAAGTATCCTGAATATTGAGTTTGATCTTGAAGCCGTGTTGAGTGTTAAGTCTATTCACAGCCCAAACATCAACTGGTTTCTCGTGACGTGCTGCCGTTACACAGTCTGCCTGCAACTCCTTATCCGAAATATTATTCGAACATACCATACGGAGATACTTATATCCTTGCTCCAATCCATACAACTGCACCAACGTATTGGCCAAACGCCATCTTTCGTGGTGCTTATAGTGAACCTTATTGTGTGTATCAGTTGTGAGTTCCGCAGCCTCCTTAACATCAATCTTCAAATCATCACCATTATCCTCTTCAAACCATTCCCAACGCTTAAATATCTCCTTTAGATCAGGATATGTAACCCAATCAATATCAGGATGTCCAAGATCCTCAACATTATCGAAGTTAATATATATGAAATCTTCGAAAAATCTTGTACTGATCATTGGATGAGCATCATAACCAATGAATGCACCTTGTTGTGGTTTGAACATTGCAAGGTCCATCCACTTCAATAAATCATCCTTACCAAACCCAAGTCTTTCCATTGCACTCAGGCAAGATATATATACGAATGAATATTTGTGGCGGAAGTTGGTAAGATATAGGAGTTTCTTACGGTGACCATCCTTTTGATCGGCCTCTGCCACAGTAATTTTGGTATAGATATGGAGGCCCTTACCTGAGCTTGATAGTGTTGCCCCCAAGAACCAGTTACATTTATGTAGGCAATTGAATATATGTACTTTAAGTTCTTTTGCAATAACCTCATCCTTAATATCCATATCAATCACCTGAAAACCATTCCAAAGTTCAAATGCTTTCTTACCGATTGGTCTCTCACCATTTGAGGTGCTATAGATGACTTTTCGGTTAATTTTGGTACAATCCTTATTCGTTGGTGAAATAATGGTCTTAACCAACTCCTCCAACGTACAAGATATACCTTGTGATTGTTTAATATTCGTGCAAATAGTGGCTTGGCACTCCCTCAAACGTTTACTAAATTGTTCTCTCTCCTCCTCACTACATTCCATATAATCGGGGCTTGAGAAGATCTCCTGAGCCCAATGCTGTTTCCACGATAGGCTCGTTGGAGAGTTCATTACACGATATGCTTGTAATGATTGTTCGAGAGTTATATCTTTTGGTCCATTCATATATAGTGTATATTCTATATCAGATTAATATATGCGCTTGCAACGTTATATTTATGTGGCTGGTATTTATTATATAGGTATAGAAAAATATTTAAGAAAAAGATATGGCTAATTTGAAAGCGTATATGCCTGTTGAAGAAGTAATTGCAAAGGGCTACATCACTGATGTTGAGATATGTGCGAAACTTAAAGCTCGCAAACTCGATTTGGAAGACCCAAGAGTAGCTGCTTGCGTTACACAACCAGAGGCTTACAAGGCAATCTATGTTGCTCCAGTTGATGATCCAACAACTCCTAATCGTGATGAGTCCATAAAGGATAGCACAACACAAGATTACGAAAATGCATTGGATAACAAGGCGGAGAAAGATGCAGCATACACCACAGATCAAGATTCTGAAAACGATATCAAATTCGATATCATACTCAACAATGAGCGTTCCACAACTGGTGAACGTAAGAATTACAGCTGGAAGGGTTCAACAACTGACTTGACTGTTGCTGATATTTTCAAGAAATTGCGTACAAAGAAGGTAGATAATTCATACCTCTACTGGACATCGATGGATGGTATGAAGAAGTTGACCGTAAATGAGTTGGCTCTTACCGGAGACGCAATGCTTGAGTTCTTTAAGGCACCTCAGGGTGGTACCATCCGTGAGTTCTTTATCAATGATCCAAGCATATAATTGACGAACAATTATGAAACCACTATTTTCATTCCTTGAAGAGGCTGGTATTGGTCCAGCAGGAGCAGCCACACCGGGTAATACGATGGGTATGGGTAATCCAACCGCAGATGATGGTTCAGGAAAAGGTTCAGAGCCTTTGACTGCAAAATCAGAAACTGAAAAACCACGTAAGAAACGCCGTAAAAAAGGTGAGGAGGAATAATTATGTATATCAAATAAAAAAGGAGGTCCTTTCGGATCTCCTTTTTTTGTGTTCGTTCGTTTGGTTAGAACGGTGCGTCAGCGTCTTGTGCCTCATTTGCAGGTGCGGCAGGAGCAGCTGGGGATGTAGCTGCAGGTGCGTCATCAACCTTAATGTTCTTCAAGAGGATAAAGTCAATCCATCTCTGAACCTTCTCAGAAGTCTCAGCGTCCCAAGGCTTGTAAGCAATTTCGTCTTCGATGTTGATAACCTTTGCCTCATTCTTGAGGTAGTCAAGAGCGATACCTGTCAACGCGCGAACCTTATTGTAGAGCTCAGTACCCTCCTTGATCACCTTACCATCCTTATCCTTGACAGGACCGGCGATCTTAGCAGCAGCCTCTTCACGTTTCTTAGCAGCCTTTGCAGTATCTGCATCCTTACGAGCGTTGGCATACTCTTCGAGGATCTCCATCTGTGCCTCGTCAAAGAGTGGAGTACCATCGATTTTGCGAATTGGTTCGAACTCGGTTGCGAAATCGCAGGTAGCGTACGAGATGTTACGATCGCGAACCACTGGGTTTGGATCATCACCTGGCTTGACATTGATCTCGAGTGGGTAACCAAGCACCCAGCTCATCAGATTGATAGCCTTCTTGCCCTTTTTCTTGTCCTCCTCTGAAGGATACTGCTTAGCCTCGAGCTTCTCACGGATATCCTTTGGAAGCTTCATCAGCATAATGCGGCCAACCAATTCAGGTTTGTTCTCATCCTCGAGAATCTGAACCAATACCCAAGAAGATGTGGTATTATCGAAGTTCTCCTTCGCATAATTGAGGATCAATTTACCGAGTTCAGTGTTCTTGAACTTAGCGTCCCAAGCCTCTTTACCACGGCCCTCAACGGCATTGAACTCTGCGAGCATTGCTGCACGCTTGTTTGCATCGTTTGGCCAAGCCTTCATAGCATAGCGATCTGCGAAACCATCGAGTGCGAGGAACGCCTCACTTGATGCCTTGAAGAGTGGGCAGATACGGCGGTTGTCCTTTGTGTCGAGCATACCATTGATCTCGAGAGTTCCATCAGGACCACCCTGGAGATACCAAGCTGTTTTCTTGATGATTGAACCCTTCGATGTTGGGTTGTACGGATTGAAGATCACTCTGACCTTTGCGCGGTAGATACCATCCTCAGACTTTGAGTCACGAGGGTGAGTTTTGTACACGTTAGGGTTAGTTTTTTGAGAATCGTTGTTCTCGAATGGATTGCCACCCATAATGTCGCCATCCATCATTGCGTCAAGTACGTCTTGCTGCTGTTCTTTGTTTGCCATTTTGTCTGTTTAATTTTTGTGAACTTTTGTTTAGTGTTTAAGATTTGGACTCCGCGGTTCGTCCTTTCTTATAATATATAACTTTTGATTCAATTATTTAGAGCCCCCATCAAATTCTATGGATTTGAATAGATTGATGACGGCCTTTTCTATGGATTTGAATAGATTGATGACGGCCTTATATATTGGTTTAATTGGAATCTGCAATAGGTGTAGTGTAATGAACAATACGTTAAACATTGGCACCCACCTCAAAAGAACCGCTACCTCCCAAAAAGTACAAGCAGATTTTTCTATAACATCATCTGATGAGAATACCTCGTGTAGCGTATATCTGCGACCACACTTCCTCCAGTATGTTAACCAGCAATAAAAACTCACAAGTAAGCCAAATACAGGGCTTGTAGCCAGTACTCCAAGGATAATTAAGATTTGTTCTATTGTCATAGTGATATATTTTTGGTACAATATAATATATAAAGTATTGTGAGAGTTTTTAGTTCTTACAATTGCAATGTTTTTGCCTGTCAAGTGCTTCCATCTCCGCTCTTACACACTCGGGACGTTTATACCATTCTTCCAATGAAATTTTCTCCACACTTTTCTCATCTCGTTCAACCTGTCTTTCATGACCTTTGGCCCAATCATACTCCTCAGTATCAGGATTCCAAATACATTTCCACATATTATCCTTAAATCTCTCATTGCGAGTATCCATATTGGCGAACCAATCATAGTTCTTGGCAAGAAGACGAGCGGCATATACAATCTGCTGCCAATCATCATAGTCCAACGTATATCCGGGTTGCATATGATCAAGGCACTTAAATGCGTTGTATGCATTCAGGTCGCAGATCCCACAAACACCGTGATAACGGAGCTCAATTGATTTATCCTGACAGTTTACGCCACCGGCTGTTCCATTGAAGACTGGAGTATCGTAAAATTTTTCCATTATTCGAAATTATTTTTATCGTTTGATTTGACTTTGATATTCTTGAGGCTATCAATAATCAACATTGCTATACAACATATTGGTAAGATTGTAATTACACAAATCATTACGATAAAATTACCAACAGGTATATATCTGTAATAACTTAGATCTGAAGCCACCGGATGGTCATATTGATCATAGATTACTTTGAACAATAAATCATATAATGAGTACTCATCTTGATGCCGCCAATATTCAATCCAACACCATATAATACTGAATATTACCGGGATTACATACCCAATCGATATTATTAATCCAATTGTTTTCATATCGCTCCTTCGAATATTTCTTCTATATCATTATCTTGTTCGAGGAGTGTCTTGTAGGACCCTCTTATATAATCCATATTAACCACACGATACTCTTGAGTATTCATAATGGTTGTTATGGTCTCAGGGATTACTGCTTCATTCAACCATACCAACTTGACGTTATATTCAATCATTTCCTTGATCTTTGTAATAGTCAAATCAGCATCTGCAAACTTTTTCATATTTATTATATAGTTTGCAATCTCATCTTGATGGTTGATGATATCATTTATTGTCTTGATATTAAGATTTGTAGTAAGCTTCTCAAAATCTTTTGGACCGATACCAAATTTGCGACCATTTTTGAATTTACGAGCGATTGATTGAATATTATCACCCTTATCACCACAAATCACCTTATCATTAATGACTTCATTTGGATCGGTGTACATTACTGAGCCGGCAATCTCCTCAAGTTGTACCTGAGTTGCCGGTTTATATGTTGGTGGTGTCATCAAGAAATCGAGATCTTCAGGATCAGGAACAATCTCTTCAAGACTCTTTGGTAGTGCCAAAGTATATATATTATTGCGTTCGGAGAGCCAAGCCGTAAACGCACCATCCACACATTGTACCAATTGACGAAGGTCATTATCGATAGACCATACTACACAATTAACTCCTTGTGCATTAAGTACTCTCGACCAATACCATATCCAGTCATCACCTTCAATATTATATTGGGTACAAGTGGTGACGCCAGCCTCATTACAAGACTTTGCCAATTCCTTCAATGCACCAAATGCATAATCCCAATCAACATCCAACGCATCATTATTACGATTTCCTTTATATGTAATATCTCCAAGTTGCTTTGGGATGGCCAATTGTTTACGCCACGATCCACCATCAGTAACAAGGACAATATTATCGATGAATGGCATTTTATTGATAATCTTATTGATTGATGTTGCCATCATATCCTTGAGAGTTTCTTTCGCTGCATTGAGTCTTGCTTGAGACGAACCTTTTGCAAATCGCATTGAGATATCTTTACCTGAAAAAATTCTACTCATTAATAGCCAGTTACCATCAATGAGAAGTGTACAATTATTTGGTTTCATATTATGATTTTTGTTATGGATTAATATACGCTTTTTCATACAAATCTTTATCAGTAGAAATCAAAAACTTATTATAGAGATATACAAATTCAATATAATATGAACTATCGCAATATCAAGAATGTTGGTATGTTATATGAATCAGGTCTAATTCAGCAACCAACACTTAATGAAAAAAAGGCTGAGCCACACCCATCAAAAGAAAATGAGGAGGCGAAAGTAAAACCACAAGCTGAACATTTTGATGTTGTATATGCTGATGATATCAAAACATATACAAATATCTTCAAGCATATCATTGTATTCACCAATGATCGTGATGAGAAGAATAATAAAACTCTCAAGAATATCTACGAGGCAGTTGATAATCTTAAGAAAGATAAATGTGAAATTATTCCCGAAGTTCACGTATTCGTTGCTGCTGAGATGGATGCCGATGAGCGCGAGGAAGAGATCAAAATCACTGATGGTGATGAAACCTTTACCATAAAGGATGAGTCAAACCTCGATACTCTTATCTTTGCCCGTCTTGGTGTACAGGGAGAGGATCAATGTGAGCATATCGTTCAATTATTGCAAGATCGTGGATTCCTCGTATTGAATCCAGTTAAGTATTCTGCATTAGCCTGCGATAAGTATGAGTCAGCTGTATTGTTCCAAAAGGGTGAGATTCCTCAACCAAACTTTACTCTTATGACAAAGGATATCCTTTATGATAAGAAGATATATGATAAGGCGATGAAAGAGGTTTATCCTGAATGGAATCCCGATGATCCTGATAAGAATGAGGAGCTTTCATTCGTTGTTAAGATTCTTGATGGTCACGGTGGAACAGGTGTTATGATGATTGATGGTAAGAAAATCCTTGCTGCATTCCAACTTATATTTGCAATAGACCCTGAACGCCGTTTGATTATCCAAAAGAAGGAGGAGGCTGATGGTGGTGATATTCGTGTTCACGTTCTTACACTTCGTGATAAGCAAGTTATTCTTGCTTGTATGAAACGTGTTAAGCTTGGTGGTGATTTCCGTTCGAATGTATCTCTTGGTGCACAAGCAGAACCAGTTAAACTCACTCCTGAACAGGAACAGATTGCATTGAAGACCGCGCAACTCTCACATCTCCCTTGGTGTGCTGTTGATATTATGCCATTGGTTAAGGGATCAAATAAGGAGATTGGTGATAATGTTGTTCTTGAGATCAATGCCAGCCCTGGAACAGATGGTATTTCTGATGTAATGAAGGAGAATTTCATTAATATATTACTCAACGAACTTGATGATCCATCACAATTTATGTTGCAGGATAAAACTGCAGGATTCATAGAATCGGTATCAATCAATTTTGGAAATACCACAAAAGATTTCCTTGCAAAACTTGATACCGGTAACTCCACAACAGCATGCTGTCTTGAGGTTGGAGAGTTCTCTGAGAAGAATGGTCAAATCCATTTCAAGATGGATGGAAAAGAGGTATCATTTAAGAAGACAGGTAAATCTATTGCGACTGCTGGAGAGCAGAGTTATGAGCGTCCTGTTATTACTGTTCCTGAAATTACTGTTGGTCTTCGTAAAGTTAAGAACGTCCAAATCAGTATCGTTAAGAGTCGCGAAAATAAAACAACAAACTGCTTGATTAACAGAGATGTATTGAGTAAGCTTGGATATGTTATCCACCCAAATAAGGCTCATATCCTTACAAAAGAAATGGAGAAAGTAAAGATTATCTAAAATAATATGAAAGTATTTCTTGGAGGCACCTGTAATGAAAGCACTTGGCGTAATGAATTGATACCAATGCTTGACAAATTTGGAATCGAATACTTCAATCCAGTCGTTGACGATTGGACACCTGAATGTCAGGAGGAGGAAAGAGTTCAAAAGAATTTATTATGTGATGTTCATCTTTATGTGATTACTCCACGATTAACTGGATTCTTTTCCATCGCGGAGATTATCGAGAGTTCATTCAACCAACACAAAACCACGTTGGTATATATAATGGATGAGGATAACGTCACGTATGCAGAACAAGGTATTCGTAAACCCGGCATCGCTGAAACGAAAGTTTGGACCATTCCACAAAAGAAGTCGTTGGTAGCTGTAAGTGAGATGGCCGAACACCACGGAGCAATTATATGTTATAGCCTTGAACATATAGTGAAGGAGTTGGAGGAGGTTAAGAAGTTCCAAAATAATATGAAGCAAATTCTTCATAAGCGTGACTTCTCAACACCACAACATAATCTACAAAAAGAAGTAAAATAGTATGACCTTTCGTGAATTTATGAGATTGGCCCATTCAGAAAATGGAGCACCAAGCTCGAAACGTATTTATGGTGGGATCGCGGTGGTTGCTGTTCAACTATGTCTGATGGCTGCAGTAGTATTGGCATTCGTTAACCACGCAGAACTATCAACGGTATTGAAGGAGTTGTTGGAGGTTGATTTGATTACCGGAGCATCATTACTTGGATTGAATAGTGTTACTAAGATATTCGAGAAAAAAGAAAAAGGAACTCAAGAGTGAGTTCCTTTTTTTATAACCAAATTGTCCAACCACATTTATTACATCGATGCAAAACCTCTCCACCCTAATCCATTACACCTTCATCAATGAGGCAACCACCACAAATCTTTTTATGGATGAATACGGCCAACATCTTGATACAAGCCACCACAACATATAATCCAAACCAAATTGCAAATATGAGTGGTACTATCCAAATTCATGTTATCATATTTCGTTGCATTATTATATTATTCTTTCAATATCATATGAAGTAGTTATGGTTCGTGATGAATGATATCTACGTCCTACCTGTGCTTGTCTATAAGTCGTACCATCAACCTCAAATTCACGATTATATCTATGACGAACACCATTCTCATTGTATGAAACTTCGCCATATATAACATACCGGGTTTCTGATGCTCGGCCACCAACAGGATGCCAATTGCTGGAGATGTCCGAGTATTTATCAATCACTAAAAACTCGTATTGAGCCTCAGCAGCACGCTTCGCTTCATGTTCTTTGTGGATATTCCCGAGATAATTCATACCCATTATGAGTCCAGCGGAGATCGCTAGCACCACAACGATGCTTATTACCATCGAGATGCATTTTATAAAAAAAGTCCTCATATATAGTTGTAGAAGGGGTTGGTTTGGTATCTTCTACAAATATATATAACAAAAGTTTGAAAAAACTTTAGTGTTTTCAATAACAAACCCTCGAAAAACATTTAGTCTTTCAAGGGTTTATTTTTTGTCATTTGAATTTTCACGCATTGCACCATACATTATGATGCCAAGAGCAATAAATATTGCACCATACTGGATAGCGTCATACCAAAAATCATTCATCGCAATAATGAGGTTCAAGTTGGAGATAACGAAGTACCTTACCACGTTTGGTTACAATAGTACCACGTTTACGATCAATGTTCAAAATGCCGGAGAGTGTTTCCGGTTGGCCACACTCCCACACCTGATCTTCAAGTGTCAATTTTTCAAATTGTTCGAGAGTCATAGTTGTAGTTATTAATTTGTTGGCGGAGAGCAGTGGTCCCGACCCACATTCGGCGAACCGAACGAGCTGCTTAGCAGGCAGTCCCTGCCCCCGGCAGGTTTACTCTCCATATATTAAACATCTCCCTCAGAGTCAATCATAATTACAAAAAGACCACCGAGGAGAAACCCAAATACAAATATTGCGAAATACTCCATATCATAAAAAAATTTCTGTTTGCCCTAAAAGTGGAGATTCCTGTGATTTTGGTTTTTCTACTTTTTGTAATTGAGGAGTTTCAGGCTTATATAATCTTCCCAACATTTCATTGCGAATACCTTCAGTTGATTTCCGAATCATTTCTGCCACCATCTCCTTATTGACCGCGGAGCCACCAAATCTCACACTAATCAATTTATCAATCATTGGAAGAAGACATTGAATGGTATATTCTGAAAGTATCTCATTCAATTCACAAAATGACACCGATGTATGTGGTAAACATTCCTCATCCACATCATCGAACATTCTCTCGCTTGCTATACGATGTGAAATCTTTTCCGCATATTGTAGAGTAAGATCTCTATTTATCGTAGTATCGAATACATTCTCACAAGGTCGTGGAGCAGTGATCGGTATTTGTTGACCTAATATTGGAAGTTTTGCCATAGTTAACGTTCTTTTTTATTATGGAGTTCACCGATAATAACAATCGTACTATAAATGACCAATCCTGGAAGGTAACTGATATGGTCAGTTGAATCATACATCAATCTTGAACATACCATTGTTCCAATGATAACCAATAAACCTCCAAAGAGGTAAGCAATAAGTTCTTTCCCTTTCATATAATAATATATACAAGGGAATGAAATTCTATAGTTGATTGATGGTTTTTTCAGTCAAAATTTTGAATTGGAAACCACGATCTGCACAATATTTCTTAGCTGCAACCCACTTACACATATTCTTTCGATATTCATTCCAAAGCCAACCATTTTCATTTATTGGTCTCTTACATTGTGTCATTGGTTTGATCTCCACGATACATCGTGTACCATCCTGATACTCTATGAGAAAATCAGGATTATATGTATGCTGCGTACCATCATATAATATATATGGTATGGTGACACACTCGGACCCCCAGTATTTTATGGATGGTTCTCTCTCACACCAGTAAGCAAATTTCCGTTCCCAACTTGATCTAAATATAATCAAATCATTCGAAATATTACCTTGAAACAATTTCTTACAGGAACGAGGGTCAAGATAACCTTGATTGGTCCAAGCTCTTGACCCTTTATTTGGTTTGAGATTTTTGATATCCATATATTACTTCTTAATAGCGGTTGGATCTTCGGTAGTTTCAGAACTCTTATTACCTGCTGGGTTACCCAAGTTAAGTTCACCAGCTGCCCAAGCTAATGCTTGTATATTTGTTGTACCAAAGATTCTCTCAATTTGTTGAGCATTATTGAGGTTATTAATAAGATCAACACGAATATAATCTGAAATCATATCTGAACCCTCATATGCACCCGCGATTGAATCTTTAGCCTCCTGAGCCATATTTTGTAATCTTTGTGCTAATGCTGCTGCATCCTCCATCTTTGCAGAAGTAGGACCTTGACTCGCCATATTATGCTCATTACCATTCTTATCAATATATGATTTCTTACCAGCTTTTGGATCACCGTCACCAGCAGCTTGCTTATCATTGATTGCTTGTGCACGCTTCAATTCTTCAAAGACTGTTTGATCAAGTGGCATATAGATACGATCATTACCACCATTATACATACGCTCAATCAAACGCTTATCACGTGGTTTACCTGATTTGAACTTACAAACAACCTTCAATCCGGTTGGGAAGTCATCAATACCAAGTGGACCATAATGTTGTACATCACAACCATCCAAAATAAGGTTACCGATCGACATAATTGGTGCACAAGGATTACCAACTGTAACATGCCATTGACCAATCGCTGAGTCTGAAATTAATGAGTTAACACCTTGTTTTTGTGCTGGGGGAAGAGTCTCAAGATCACCACCCATCAAAAGACCACCTAAATTATCAAGCATATTTTTGATAAATTTGATTGGATCCTTTGATATATTGTTAGTTACATTTTTCTTCAGATTACTAAAATCTTTTTCAAATGCACCAACATATTCAGAAAATGTATCGTGGTGTTTCATACATTCGAGAGATGATAGTGGTTCAAATGATGAGGCACCACTATTTTGACGATATGTACCGTGCCAAAAATCACCTTGTGTATAACAAACAGTAAAAATATGGCCAAGCAAATCAAGCATAGCTTGTTTACCATTAACACCATCATAACTTCTTAATTCATAATCAAAAGTTAATGAAAATTCTTGATTAAACTTCAATCCAGCATCTGCATCACGGACATATATACTCTTAATCATATCAACACCAGCATATGCACGGTTCGCATCATAATGGGGATAAATGGCTGCATGTTCCCCCCTATCCTCTGCAGCACGTCTATTGAATACACCTGGCATAACCATATTACCAACATGTTGCGCCGCAGGTTTTTGGAATGCTTTACCAAACATCGCGCCGATACCACCTTTACTATCCTTTTTTTGAGATTGTGCTTGGACTTGATTATCTTCAAATTGTGTTTTTGTTTCCTTAAATGGTTGACTAAAATTATATTTGAGAATATCACTCATCTCATTACCCGGTGTACCCATCCACGTAACCATACAACCAAGTGGAATACCACCATTATCTGTTTGTGTCGATTCTTTTGCAGATCCACTCTTTCCTGAACCAGCAATTGCTTTAGGGTTACCGTATGGCTTGACATAATCTGCAACAGGAATACCAAAACGGCGAAGAGTAATCAAATAGTTATTAGATACTCTTCCGAGGTATTTGCAGTACATAAAATCAGACCAATCATATATACTTGTACCCATAAGACCTTGTTGAGATTTTTGAACAAGATCACGAACTGTGCAGGAATTAAATGTGCGTTGCTTTTGACGATTTTTTGGAGAATCAATCAATGGCATATTTTGCGATAGACGCCAACCAAATGATTGCTCTTCAATTGGTACTGCGTGAAGTTTATTGAATAACGATCTAACACCAGATGAATCAACTGTTGTTTGAGTACTATCCTTCAATTTTAATGTACCATCTTCTCCTTTTTCGAAACTATCGGGTGTTAATGGGTCAACATCAACAGCCAAATTAAATGCTCCACAGGTACGATATGTATTGAACTCATTGGCCATAGCAGTGGACATCAAGTTCTCGTGGTTTGTTCTTACCTGAGAACGTGCACTTACCTCACTAACGTCCGGATTGTTATCAAATGAACCAAATATATTTTTCATAAGCCTTATATCTAATACTTTTATAATAATGAATTTCTAAAAATTCCTTTCGAAACTTCTGAACTAAACATTATTATATCCAATATAAAGATACAAAAAAATTATGGCAAATATTGCGGAGTACTTAAAGCAAATACAAATATTAACAAAAAAGAATCTCGAGATTCTTGAAGGTATCAATAATTCATTTTTTACCAAGCAGGAACATCTTCGTATAACTGTTGGTGATGCCGATTATGTTATCCCATCATTTATCTCATTGGAGAATAAGATAAATGCTCTTCAGGAGAATTTCGAGAACCTCGTTTATGCTCCAAAATGTGGTGAGGCTGTATTCAATATGGATGGTAATACTCGCCATCTTGAGATGCGTGGTTATACCTGTACACCACATAGAGTAAAGATTGATATTTCGAAGATTGATGGCTTTACGGTGGAGCAGAATGATGTATTCAAAGATATGCTTACTCCAAATCCATTTATCCGTGTGGATTTGAGCATGATACCAAATGATATTACACAAGTAAATGTCCGAAAAATTGCGATAAAATCGGACGAATTGAAGGCAATTATTGCTGCAAAATTTCCAGTTGGTACATCTTTATTGCCAGTTGAGTGGGCAGATCTCTATAAAATCCTCTACCTCTATAAGGAAGATCAGGATTATATTATGTATGATACTCGCCGTAATCTCCCGATTCATCAAATGATTGGAACAGGTGAATATACGATCAAGAGTATTGATGAGGATGTTACGGATGCTAATCTTGATGAATATATTACACTTACCTTCCACGAAGATCTAAAATATAAGCAATTTGATGAAACCATTGAAAAATATATTTCTGTTGGTGATCAGCTGGTAACTTATGATGATAGTGCCAAAATGGAGGTTGTGATGGTTAACCCATCAGTCCGCCAATTGAAGGTAAAAGTTCTCAATGGTGATTATCTCAATCTTGTTGCAGATCCTGAGGGTGGTTTATCAAGTGATATGTGTAAGTTGAAGTTCTATGCTCCAATAGACTTCAATAATGATAAATATATTAATATTCCTCTTGAAGAGGATCAATATATTGCAGTATTCGTTGCACCACTTAGTCGTCAAAATATCCAATCTCCTTGGGGTGGTGGTATTTATGTAGATACTAATGAGATCCGTTGGACTGATGATAGTCAAGTTAGATTTAAGGATTACTACGAAGCAAATATCCGCAATATTGGTGATATTCTTTATGAAATGTCCGCAGCAATGACTTCTTCAGTTATGAAGTGGAGTGAGGATGATTTTACGAAATTCACACAATATCAACCGATAATTGATACAAATAAGTTGAAGGTGGTACAAATCAATAAGCATATTAATGATTCTGTTGCCATCAAAACAATTCGTGATCTCTATGCACAAAAACAAGATTATCAAAACCAACTTACCGAAGTAAAGGAGCAAATTTCGAAGATCAAGCAAACACTTTCGGAGATTGCATTCAATGATACAACAGGTATCCGCGAAACTTATGAGGAGCAGTTGGCTCAATATAACACAAAACAAAATAACCTTCTCAATAGCCTCTCAAAGGTATCGAATGAGATGGCAACTTCCGCAAGTAATAGTGAAGTTCCAATTGAGAATGCCAAATATCATATTCGTGGCTACTACCAATGGTTGGTTCGCGATACTGATAAGGATCCAATCTTGGCTCAATTTTGGAAATATGTATGTGGTATAAAGGTTCAATATCGTTATAAGAATAAAAATAATGATACTGGTTCGGCTGTAAGTATTGATGAGAATTTCATCTTTAGTGATTGGAATGATATGGATTCATTCAATCTTCAAAAGATCCCAACATATGATGGTGGATATAAGTTTGGGTTCCCACAATATACTGGATCAGATAACCTCAAATCTCACGATAACGGTCGTCTTAACGAACCATCATTCAATCAAATTGATATTCCTATTTCACAAGGTGAGACAGTGGATATCCGCTTAAAGATAGTTTGGGACTTCGGTTCACCATTTATTGAAACAACATCTAATTGGTCTTCAATCGTAAATATTGAGTTCCCAACCGAGTTCGTAAAAGATGTGCAAATTACGAATATTCTTGAAGCAAACCAACAAGATCTCGAGGAGGATCGTTTCCGTATTATGTTGGATGATAAGGGGGTTACCGAACATATTGGTGATGAGCTTATGGACCAAAATGTCAAATTCTTCCACCAACCAAAACATATCGCTTCAGGTTTCTATACTGAGGAACGCCGTGTAATTCCATTGGATGAGAAATTGAAGGAGATGAGTGATACCGTTGTCGCATTACAAGATATTATTAACGGAACAAGTAGTGAAAATCTTGCTGTTTCGGTTATTGTTGATGATATCGAAAATTCTTTGCAGAATAATAAAGTAAATACCATATTGGTTCCAGCATATGATACTACTTCGGAGAAGAGTAATAATAAACCACACGTTGAGCAATTAACAATTCAGATTGCTAATGCTTCACAACATACAATAAGATTACATAGTTTGTTCCCTGCGACAAATGATCTTGAAATTAGTCAAATTACTAATACCAAATTCACGAAAGCGGATTATGCGGTAGATTCATCTAATGGTATTTGGCTTGGATGGCGTGGTAAAAATGCAAATAATCAAATTGCAGAGATATTTGGTCTTCAAACTGCAAACCAATGGGCTACGTTCCGTTTGAACAATGTTTATTCAGGTGAAGCATATTATTCAGCAAATGGTGGTATCACAACTGAAGAAAACCCAACAACAACACCAGAGACATACATATCTTCACTCACCTCAAATGATGGTTTGATTGTTTATCCATATCTTTCGGATGAGGCTGCTCTCAAGATTAAGGGTCAGGATGTGTATGGTAACGTAACATTGGCTCCGGGTGAAGCATTAATCATACCAATTATGGCTCATTATAGAGTAGTTGGTTCTGCAACTGAATATACCAAGACCATTTCATTTGATCTTCGTACAAGTCTTTATAATGATCCAATCAACTATATTATGAAGATTGTGGCACCTAAATCAGACTCACAACAATCAGCGGTAGCAAGAGCAAATCGTAGTCGCTTGTTGAATAAGTCAACATTACAGGTATCAAGCCTCAAGACACATAAGTACAATACATTGATTAAGAACTAATGAATGTTAATGAACTATATGAAAAGATAAGAAAAGGAGAGATTGACGTAAATAATCAATCTCTCTTCTTCAAAATTTTTATTGAGGGATTTCTCCAATCTCTCAATGATACCATCAAAATTCGTAACAAAACTATCCCTCATTATATCCCACAAACGGGTGACGAGACTATGATGGTTGAGATTAAAGGGAAAGATGTTACAGCAAATGATACTGAGGTGACAAACGAGAATTATATATATTCGGTATCACCTCGTTGTTCAGTCCAACCAAAGGGTATCTCGATTATTGCGGATCAAGTATCAAGCCCATATGCAAATGGTACTTTTGAATTTGATTATGAAGATGTCATCGCTATGTTCTCAGCCGAGTTCCGTAGGATACCATTGAAGATGAGTTTTGAACTCACATATCTTGTTGATTCTTATACTGATTACCTTGAATTGGTTCAACAAATTGTGTCGAAATTACTCTTTATTCGCAATTATTCCATATCATATATGGGGCGTTCAATTGGTTGTTCATATCAAGTTCCAACAGATTTTGATGTTGAATATGATGTTGAATTTGACCTTGCGAATCAAGAGGATCGACATAAAAAACTCAATCTTACCATTGAGGTAGAAACAAACTTCCCAGTATATGCTGGTGAGACGGCAATACCTGCAGATAGAATTATCACCAAATATAAGAGTGATATAATTATAAATGAAAGAACTATACAATGAAATTAGCAAATGGTGAACTCCGTCCAGGGTTAATCCTCGAAGTATTGGATGGGCAAGGAACAATTCGTGCGGAGGTACCGGGATTATTCTCTGCAGTTGATAAGGAGAATTTACCACCGATATATCCATTTGCCATTGGTAGCTCAAATTCATTCTCAACACCAAATAAAGGTGATGAGGTTTGGGTACTTTCATTTACTGATAATCCTCGAGAATTATATTGGTTCCGCAAAGATAATTTTGCCAAGAATAATGGAGAGGGTAATAAGGGTGGTAAGAAATGTACCGGTGGTGGTAATATTCAAGACCAAAAGAATGTTGAGGTTTTGATGAGCCGTGAATCAAATGTTGGATACGCAACAATATATTTTTCAGATGGTACCGGTTGGGTTATTCAAAATCAAGATGCTATTATTGAATTGGGTTGTGATTCAATTCAACTTACAACAAGAATGCCACACGGAACAATTGAGATAACTGAAGATGGGATTTCATTGGGAACCGCAGGTGGTTCAGCACATCCAGTACCACACGGTGATAAGGTAGAAAAATTATTTGATAATATTATATCAACATTTCGAAAGATCTCGGAGGCAGCAAAAACAAATCCATATACTGCAGCACTTTCTCCAGTTATTGATACTGCAATTGCAAATTTCGAAAATGATCCTTCATATATAAGTTCTAATTATGTTACGGTAGATTAATATGGAAACACACTCAAATAACCACAGATTCTATAATTATAATGCTTGGGAGAATAAATTACATCAACCATACGATTATGAGAGGAATGGTTTGCTCAAATATATTCTATCTCATAAATTGGTTGAATCAAAAAATACAACCTTCCAATACCTTCTCAAGTATATCGAAAATTCTTTGATTATTGTTATGAAATTTGCTGAGAGGTTGCAACATTTCAAAGACCCAGCATATAGCAATCGCTAAATAGCTTATATTTCGCGCATAAACCGCGCTATAATCAAATCAAAATGGCCAGCCTTACAGTTATGAAGGTTGGCCATTTTTATGCGAAATATGAGGGATTTTATTCACTTAAATCATCAATCAATTCCTGAATACGTTTTGCAGATTTTGCACAATTTTCTTTATCTCCTCGTTTTGTATATTCATCAAGCTGGTTTTGTGCGATTTGTAATTCGATTACCTTTTGGTCATGTGTGGCTCGGGAAACTTCTCGAAGAGTCTTGGTAAATTCTGCTACCCAATCCAAAGCACCTTTGGAGAAATGGTGATGATCTATACCAATTTCCTTACATAATATGATTGGATCGAGGAGGCCAGTCATCTCACATTTTTCTCTCAAAGTTTTCGATGAAAAGAAAAGTGGTACGGCTTCAAAAATTATTTGATCATCCATATTTTATCCGATTGGTCCGTATGTGACGACTTCAACTGTCATATTCGGATGGTTAATACCAATATTCACAATACTTGTCCCGAGTGGAGTAGTTCGCTGAACCTCAAAAATGATTTCACCATTTTCTATATGATGGCCGACCACGACACCCTCGAAATCGAGTGGAACGAGACAATCACATTTGAAATGAAGCCTCTTCCCAACCAATTGATTTGCAACGAATACTTTAATATCTAATTTAAGATCCTTCATTAATCAAATATTGATTTGTAGCCAATGGTAACCTCGCGAGATATTGAATCACCAATATGAACCTCGTGATCAAATGAATGATGATCATAAATTGAATCATTATAACAAATAGTTGTTTCCCAAGATTCAGGATGGTAAATTCTACGAGTATGGATTGTTGTAACCTTCCCACAATGAATTGGAACCAACTGTGTTGTGGAATATGCTTGGTGGTATTCAACCGCAACAATCCTACCATATTGTGTCTCAGTAATTCGTGTACAAGCCATACAAAGTACACAGGCCAAAATTAATAGGAACTTTTTCATTCTATATCGCATTTTGTTTTGAAGTTATCAAACATTTCCTGATCAAAATTCCAATTAGGTATCGTACCATCATCCTCAACTTCGAACTCGAAATAATCACCCCAACCACCTTCACCGACACAATCAGGAACATATCCTTCATATGAAAGTCCGGGTATTGGTTTCATATCTTCATCGAGGAGCATATACATACATTCGTCAACGACCTTCATATTATAAAAATCAACAGCCAATTTTCCAGTTGGCCAATTGACTACGCGGCCGGCATCGATATCAATAATAAGTAAGAGATTTTCACCACCGTCAGCACGAAGCATACCAAACTTTTTTACGGCATCACTAAGTGTATGAATACTCTTCAATGTTGCGTGGACATCCCACTCCTCGAGAAAATCTGCAGGAATTACGATTTTGAGGTATTTCGCATCTGCATTGATGCTCTTTGTAATTGTGTACTGTACTTTCATATACTATATCAATATTTTTGGTTCAACCACCATTACCCCGCGCAAATCTCCATCATCGTCAACGAGACTGCCAATCCTCACGAGGTTACAACCGTGAGCTCGGGCTACCTCACGAAGATGTTGAGCCCATTCCTCAGAAGAACAAAGACCATATCCCCATCCCTCGACTCGGCGATTTCGCTCAATGGCTTTTTTGCAAAGTTCGATCAATTTTTCTTCAGACATAATTTTTAAGTTTATTAATTTCTAATATGTTTTCTAACCACGTGCTCACGAGTTGCCAACTCAGCCTTAACTTCAGCCAATGAAAATCTACATTCACCACGATGACCTTTATATGGATTCCAATGAGCAAATTTACCCATAATTATCTTACAGGATGGATCGAAACCCCAATCACCACAATCTACCTCACCAATTTTATCCATCACATCCCACCCACGATATATCCAATGCATTTGTCTTTTGAATACCGCAAGGAGATCCTTTGTTGGAACATGTTTTAGGACATATTGTCTAAACTCTTTCGTCATATTATATGATTTTGATTACTTATATATATAACAAAAGTGGAGGAAACATTTAGTAGTCTCCTCCACTTTTTATCGGGTTGATCAACAATTACTTGTTAACTGTTGCAGCGATAACACTTGAGTTATCTTTCATAATCTTACCAAGATCAACACCAGTTGCAGTCTTGATGGTCTGCATTGCCTGAGCCATTACCACCGGAACATTACCGGAGATACCTGCAGCCTCGTTACCATTGGTTCCGAAAACTGTGACGTTATCGATTGAACCAAGTGGCTTAGCAACATTGGCAACCACATCAGGAAGAACCTTGATGGCCATCTCAGCCATTGCGGCACCGTTGTACTTCTTGTAGGCCTCAGCCTTCTTGTCCATTGCGGCAGCCTCAGCCTCACCCTTAGCCTGAATTGCAGCGGCCTCAGCTTTACCTTTGGCCTCGATACCAGCAGCCTCCTGCTGTGCGGCAAACAACTCAGCCTCTGCCTTTGCATGAATAGCCTTTGCTCTCTGTTCAGCTTCATAAGCCTCAGCTTCAGCCTTACGCTTGCGCTGCTCCAACTCTGCTTTTGCATCGGTCTCCTTTTTGAACTTGTCAACCTCAGCCTGCTTTGCAACCTCAGCCTGCAACTGCTTCTCACGGATGGCAACCTCCTGTTCCTTCAACTCCTGCTCACGCTTAGCCTTCTCAACCTCAGCTTCAACAGCTGCTGCGTTGATCTCCTTTTTACGTTCCTGAAGACGAATCTCCTTTGCAGCCTCAGCCTCAACAGTTTTGATGTTAACCTCCTTGAGCTGTTCCTGCTTCTGAATCTCATAAGCGGCATCTGCAACGGCCTTCTGTGTATCAGCCTGACGTTTCAGATCGGCTTTCTTGATATCGAGTGCAGTGTTCTTCTCAGCGATCTTTGTCTCGGATTCAACTCGTGCATCATTTGCCTCACGCTTGGCCTCAGCCTCAGCCTTAGCGATATCGCGTTCTGCATTTGCCTTGTTGATTGAGGCGTTCTTCTTGATCATATAGGTGTTATCAGCACCAAGATCCTGAATGAGGCCCTTCTCATCAGTGATTGACTGAATGTTGCAAGTAAGAATCTCAATACCAAGCTTCTCCATATCCTTGGCAGCCTTCTTCTGAATCTCGTCAGAGAAACCATCTCGGTTGAGGTTGAGCTCCTTAAGTTCCTGAGTACCAATGATCTCACGCAAGTTACCTTCGAGTGAATCCTTCAATTCAGATGCAATCTGTTGTGGTGCTTTATTCAGGAAGTTAGCGGCCGCGACAGCAAGCATAGTCGGATTGATTCGGACCTTCGCAACGGCGTCCACGTTAACATTGATAAAGTCTTTGGTAGGAATTGATGATGCCTTAATATCAACGGATAACTGACCGAGATACAGCATATCCTTTTTCTGAAGTCCTGGAAGTTTGATACCACCGGAACCGATCAAGAACTTAGGATTTTTGCGTGGCCATCCGGAAATGACGTAGGCAACATTTGGTGATGTTTTGACATACGAAATCGAGAATAGTATAATGAGCACCAAAATGACTGCTCCGGCTACTATCAGGCCGCTTGATAATGTTAATCCAAACATATTTATAAAATTTAATGGTTAGTTTTCTTTTGGTTTTATCCTGTATTTCAGGTGAGTACTCAAAAAGGTCGGCTCCTCAATATCCTGCCACGGAATAGATTCGTGAGTTTGACATTGGATTGTTGCACCCTCTGCATATGCCTTAATTAATGGAGCCAAATAAGCGGCACGTTCTCTTGTCATACTTTTCTCTGTTTGTCACCTTGCCATTGGCCATTATAGAGATCATCATCATCAACAAGATATGATTCCTCAACGCGAGCCTGAGCAATACGAGCGAATTGTTCGATGGTTATACTTGTATAAAGTTCCATAAAACAACCCATATGATCGGTTTTGAATCCACCATCAAATTGGCCGGAAAGGATTTTGCCACCACAGCGAACAAGACTTGAGCGTGGATCATAATGGAGGACTGCATTTCCAGGGATGTTACAACTCTCTGCAAATGTTACTTCGTAGTAACCTGGTTCAAGTTTCCAACCCATCTCACCATTTTCCAATTTCATTGGAGGAATTGGAGTTGAGATACATTTCTTTGTTTTCCCTTCTCTCGGGATGTAGCCTTCACCTCGTACATCACATATTTCAATCACTCGACAGTCAATACCCTGCTGCTGGATACATTCACCTGAGTAATTCATTATGATGCCGGTATCGGCGATCTGTTTACCTGTTAATTGCATATTAATCGAATACTGTTTTGATTCTGTAACAATTTGTTCGTGGCGCTCCATCAAAGCAACCATTATACTTCTCAATAAACTGTTTCTTTTTCGCCTCACTAAGTGAAGCAACGTGTTGCAAGCATAATTTACGACATTTATATCTATTTCCGTCACATTTATTTGCCCACGGATAATGACATTCTTTCCATCTTGTTCCATCATCATATGGGTATTTACCACCCATTAGATGTTCAGGTTTATCGGGATTATGTCGTGGTTTACCTTTGCCCATTACTTATGAATATATTCTTCAAATTCAAATGGTCGAAGGTGAGAATAACGATCGAGAGTATGTACTGCACAATCAAGTTTATTGTCAAATACATCCTGTTGGATGGAAAGACCATTCCAAAGAGTCAGCCAATCCTCTACATAACTCTTGATATCGGAGCATTTGATTTTGCTACACTCTTTACTTATTAGTGTATCTTTCGCAATTCTCTCAGTCAAAATATTGATGAGAGCTGTAGTTCCCATAACGGTTGCTGTAACCGGCCCCTCATTAGGGACCACGATAAATACTTTTTTCATATATGGTTGTTATTTTGATTCGATGAATGTAACCTCACCTTCCAAGCAACCCCAACCTGATGATTCAGTGAATTTCTTTGTCTTGGGAACATAATCACTATCCATTGGTTCGGTGAGGATCCAAATATTGTTATCTTTCCAAGTACATTCGACCAACCTCTGACCCGGTTCAAGATTGATAGTGGTTTTACCACCATAATTTCTTGTGATTTCATTTGGAGTGCAAGCCATACACATAATTGCAATGGCGAAGGCGATAAATATTTTCTTCATATGATTTTTATATTACTTACAATAGAATATATAGAAATTGGATGGCTTTTTTATCAAACCACCCAATTTTTTATCAGAAATCGAACAAAAGTAATTCGCGGCTACCATCCAATTTGAATTTCTGCATTCCCATCGCTTCGTGACATATTCGATTCAATGGATCGAGGAAGAACTTCTCGAACATTATACCACGATCAACTGGACAATACTCGTCAGCCCATTTTGGATAATTTCGTGCCTGATATGCAAATGGAACATAATCTCCCTTTTCAGAAATCTTCTTACCGAGGTATATTTTGCATTTTCCACCATAAATTGGATCGCCGGCAAGATGGTTATTTTCGCGAATGGTATTATATGTCATTAATGCCTTTGGACCTGTCATTGCACCCGGCCACCAGTAAATGATATCATTCTTCTTATCAACTGTCATTGCACCAACAATCTTTTTCGAAGATCCATCACGCAATGCTTTGGTATTCTTTGGATCATCATAATCTTCTTTAGTTGCTGAATATTTTGCGAATCCATTAATACCTTGATTTGCACATATATCATCTATTGGTGCATTATAGTAACCAAGTTTTTCCTTCTGTACCATAATATTAATATGTTCCCAAAGATGCTGGTCATTCTCAGCCTCCAACATACCACGAATAACTCTCTTCAATCCACCACGAACATATTTTGGATATGAGGCTTTGATCATTTCCAAACCCTTTGTTTTCATTGGGAGCGAATCGTCATCAAAATATTTGCCATCTTTCCAAAGGAGAATTTGACAATATCTCTTCTTAACATTCAACCACGCACCACGAAGATTAACTGTTTCCAACTCGAACTTTTGTACGGACTTAACGTGGCGAGACGTAAAATATTCATCCATAAATTCCTCGTTATGTTTATCGAGGTAATCTGTATTGAGGTGAACGATAATATCCAATTTCTCACGGCGAGTCATTTGGTCATATCCTTCAATTGTACTCAAAAGACTCTTGTAAGACATATACAATGAATCGGTATCACCATATACAATTTGTACAAGGTTCTTTCCGCTCTTCAAGATCTCCTCAACTTTCTTGAGATTAACCTTCAATCCCCACTTAGCTTGCCATTCACCCATCTTAGCCCAATTCTCATTCCAATGCCCTGGTATGTGGTGTTCCATCTTATGAATAAGATTACGAGCCTCACCGGTGATATCGCGAGCCACATTAATATTGAACCAATAGAATGCGATGTGGCTGGAACCACCATACATACTATTACCCATAAGTTTCATCGCTTGCTCCTTACAAGTATAGAATACAATCTCATCTGCAAGTACTCTCTTGAACTCCAATAACTCTTCCCGAGTCATCGCAAGGAGATCATTATAATCACGGATCGTATAACCAACCTCAGCCATCGCATCAACCATATTTTGTGCATATGGTTTTGATGTTGGTGTGATACCTTTGAGGATATGTTCAATATCCAACATCATAAATGCATCAAGATCCTTTGCAAGATATTTTGATATATTTCGTGTAGCCTTCAACTGAGCCTGTACCCTCTTAAATGAATAACTCTTATCATTGTGGTATACGTGGCCATTGACACTCACAAAATAATTTGGATCTTTTCGATATGGTTCGAGAGCGGCATCATCAATAAATGTTCCAATATATTCTCCATACTCCAACTCCTTCGTTTTCTTATATGCGTTGGCATTCGTATATACCACAGGGCCGACAATAATATATTGAGGGTTTCCAGTTGGTGTGAGTGGAGCATAGATATATTTGTCGAGTTTCTTTTGATCGTAGAAACAACCAATAAAATTCTCGAATGATAGGTTGCAAGTGATGATTGTTGATGGATATAGAGATGCAAAGTCGTTACAAGTTACAAAATCCCATAACCCCGGTATTGGTTTGGCTACATATGCACCCATCAATCTACCACGATCGCGATCTTTCTTATCCTCGAATACAATCTTATACCCCTGATCACGGAAATCCTTCCAAGTAAGTGCCTCCGAAATCGCAATCTTCGAAAAAGCATCCTGAATACGAATACCACAATACAACGCCTGCATATACATCATCTCCATTGTCTTGTAACGATAATTGATTAATTGTACAAGGATGGAGTCAATTGCATTGTAGAATACGTAACGTCTAAAGTCAGTCTCATAAAGGATCTCAAGATCACCATCATACTCAATCTTATGAGCCTCCAAACCCGGAGTTTCACTTGATATATACTCCAATGATGTTGATTCCTTATCTGTAAGACCGGACATATCGAAATGATCAATAACATCCTTCATATCAAAGATTGGAGTATGAACTGGCATTGGTACATAGTAATCCTCCAATTTAGTATTGGTGAATTTCTTTTGTACCATTTGGTGACAAATACTTGAACCAGTTACTGAAAGATTTGGAAAGAACTCACGTGTACGAGTGGTGAGATATTGCCAGTCGTATTCAATATTGTTCCAACCTGAAAGAATAGGCACTTTCGCGACAATACCTTTATAAAAGTATTCAAGCATATCCTTTTCTTTTGGATAATATTGATACTTAAATTCAGGTAATGGGAGATTAAGTGTATGGAAGAATGCAAGTTTGTTAAGAAAGTCGGTGATTTGATCCTGGATCCATTTGATATCATCCTCGCATAAATATTTATCACCCATTACAAGTGATTTGAGCTCAGGAGATGCAACTGAAATTGTGTGGACTGGCATATTTGCCACATTCGCCTCAACAAACTCTCGGTCATCACGCATTTTCGTCTCTATATCGAACGTATACAAACGAGGTGATGTACGACCATTGAATAATTTTTTGTACTTAGAGTCAAGCTCTTCGAAAAATGTTCGAATGTCGAAACGAGAAGGATTATCAGTTAACATCTCATCACATCTTGCTCCATCCCAGTTGGTATATTTTCCATTGGGAGTGAGATAATATGACTTAAATTTATTGATATTGAAGTCCATTATAGACTTCATTCCCTTCTCGTTAATATATGAAACGGATAGCTTTCCCTGCTTTTTGATAAATTTGTAATCGAGTAGCATAGTTTCTTAATAACGATCTAATTAAATATATGGTATGGTGGGAGATATTTTAGAAGATTCGTAAGGAATTTTATTGATTCAGGTTTATTATATATACAATGAAACACACGAATATAAATATCACAAGTCCTCACGGTACGATGGAGTACTATTTTGAGTATCTGGATGTGAACGATTTTTCTTCAAATCGTATCGATTATGATCCACATCCGGATGAACGCAGTGTGGATTTTTATGATGAAAATACTAATACCATTCGTAAAGGTAATGAATGGATTGCAGCATCGATTGATGACCTGATTAATACACATGATATTACACAATTACCAAACGTTTTAGGATATCTGCATAGGCATGGGATTATCATTGGTAAAACACCATTACCTGAATATTTTGGTAGTGCTATACCATATGAATATAACATATCAACTCTCCGTATCTTCTTCCCAAGATTCTCAGTAGATACTTATGAAAAACGTGTCAAATATGCGATCAATATTACTACGTGGATCAATGGTCATACCATTAATATTGGGTCATATATTATTGACCGTAATGATGTTATTGCGGCGAGTACTGTAAGAACATTCGCAAATAAAGAGTATTATGAGTATATACCAATCAATATCATTGATCCTTGGTATTTGATATATAGTGATGAATGGAAAGATTTTCGACAGATTGTTTGTGGTGAATATAGTGGTGAAGGTAGAGAGGAGATAAATACAACTGGCTCGGTACTTAATGTTACATTACATCCAGTTAGAGAGGTTGAGGATGGTGTATATCGTGAGATCGAAAATTATATTGGAGGCCAAAATGCAATCAATCTTGCTGATGAAGTTACGGATTATCTCCGACTTAATATTGAAGAAAATTATATTGCTGATGAACCATTAACCATTGATACGAATGTAACATTTAATGAGGCTTATGCTCAAACATTGGTAGGATTCAAGCAATATATTAAAGAGACATACTCTCTTACAAACTTCAAGATGTTTTTGGAAATGATTATTCAAGACCAAACAGATATCTTCAAGTATGCAATAATTGAGTTACAAACTCCTTGGCAATCATTCAATGTCAAAACATATCTTGTGGATAATAAGCCATTTTTCCTTTTTGATAATTGGCAAGGGTACCACGAAGGTATATATATTAATATGTTTCTCCATCTATGCCAAAGTACTGAAACAGGTATCGAGAATAGTATTATCGCATTGAAATCGAATCGTATCCTTGTTACACAAGAGCTTTTTAGACACCTTGTTAAGTCCGAGGACAACATTAATTTAGTAAATTTAGATGAAATCGAGATGAATATATTCCACATCAAAGCCGTAAATAAAGTAGAGCAGAAGGTGGTACAGGTGGAGCGTCCTGATGATTATAAAGCAAATATCATCAAGCCGGTATTCTTCCGTACACAACCATTGGCATCTCTTGTTATCCACCCAGCAGTTACTGAACATATATGTCTTAATCTTGACAATTATAAATCGAAGGTTACCACATTCGTCATATCAATCAATGGTATATTATTCAACGAGGAAGCTCGTACAACCGCCGGTGTTATCTTTAAGATTGTTGGACCATCCCTTCCACAATCTCCAACAGGTGGTGCATATTATATCCTCAATGAAAATAATGAGATGGTGACTTCTGGTTCATATAAATATGAAGCATAATAATGGTTGATATAAATTTATCGGAAGGAGCACCAATTATTAATGATAATGTGAGCCTTATTATCCAACAAATCGATACACTTTTCGATACTGCTTATCGAGAGGTGCACGGTGCTCCGTATTATGGTACTCGTTATGATGAGTTCCTATATAATATGAATATGTCAAATGATGCCATCGCATATCAGGTTGAATGTGATTTGGCTGATATTAATTTATTCGGTTTTATACCTACAGTTAATGTGACAATTCTTGAGGGTACAATTAATGATATTATCTTGATATCAATTACTTTATCAAAAAATGATGAAGTTTATGAAAAAACTTATAAGATACAATAATGAAAATATTTGATGCAATTGAGTTAAGCTACGAACAATATTCTCAGGCCGTACGCAACTATCTTTCTAAAACTTTTTCAGATTTTGGATTGAAGTATAATAATAGTACAGTATTTGGCCAAATCATCACTGTATTGGAAGGTACTGTTCAAAATATTATGTTGTATATTGAGGATGCATTTACTGAGCAGAATAAATATACAGCTACACGTAAGAAATCAATTTATGGTTTGGCACAACTTACTGGCTATAATCCATCACTTGGAAAAGCGGCTGGTATGCAGGTTCGCCTATCATATATCCCAACCAATACCCCTCCAATCGGTATCATCATCAATAACCACGAGCAATTGGTATGTAGTCAAAATGGTTTGGTGTATAATATTGTATTACCACAGGATGCGATCATAATGGATATTACCAAAGATAATTCAAGTAAATATCTACATCTTGTTGAGGGTACATTTGAAACACAAACATTTGTTTCAGATGGAGGTAAGTTCTACACCGAACATATTAACTTCCCGGGAGATATTGATGAAGATTATATCGAGATCAAGGTAAATAATGAAGTGTGGGAGCGGGCTGCTTCAATATATGATATGGATCCCGATGGAAAACAATGGTGTTACAAGACAAGTATACTTGGTGGTATCATTCTTTGTTTCGGTAACGATATATTTGGCAAATCCCTCAGTGCTGGTGATGAAGTTAATGTTACATATCTTCGTCATTCCGGCGAATACGGTAATATTAATAATGATGAATCAATCAATTTTACGTTTATTAATCCACTAAAAAATATTGCTGGTGAAGAAGTTGATGGAAATTCGACATTTAAGATGAGCCTCGCCATTAATGATAATATAACGAGTGGAACTTTTAGTGAGTCGTTGAGTCAGGTCAAGAATATGATCGGATATAATAGCCGTGCAATGGTATTGGCTTCTCCTGAAAATTATAAAGCTTTCATTAATCGTTTTTCATTTTGTGGATATAACCGCACGTGGTCTGAGGTGGGTTCACTTGTAGTTAATAGTCTTATTATGCGTAACTACAAATCTCAATTGGAAGATGGCCAAGATTACTTCAAATTGAAGGAATCTGATTTCTTCTTAACAAATCAGCAAAAGGAATCAATCATTGATTGTATCACTAATAGTGGTCGTCAATTGGCTGGTGCAACATATAGGATATTCGATCCAGAGATTAAGAAGTATGCAATGTACCTCTATCTCAAAATGAAATCAACAACCTACGATACCGAATATATATCCAATAAGATTCGTACCCTTGTTGGTGAGTTCTTTAGTAATCTAAATCAAGATGATTACGTTCCAAAATCTGACATCATCCAACTTATCAAATCAAATATTGAAGAGATAGATGGAGTCAATTGCTATTTTGTTAGTGAGGCGAATGAAACCGCAATGATTAATCGTGGGTACGTAAAGAAAAATCGTATATATAATCCATCAACAGGAACATATGATATCATTGAAGAAAATGTCGCTTTATATGAAGGCGAAGATCCAGGACTTGGTCTTGACAGTCACGGAAATATATATATTGAATCGACTGATGAATACCCAGTACTTATGGGTGGTTGGTATTATATGAGTTCCGATGAGAGGCAAGAGAAAGTTTATGTAAGTGACCCATTAATAATTACTTATGAATAAATATGAAATCATTAATTGAAAGTCTTTTGGATGCTGGTGTGGCTGATAAAACTTTGGATAAAAATATCAAGAATTTTGAAGAGGTAATGTATATCCGCGAGTTGGTTCATAAATATCTTTACGAGCCAACTATTGGTTTTTCTTACGATGTTACCCCTAAAACCGGTGGTTCTCATTGGTTTAATGAAGAATATGGTGAATATACCATCAAGATGAAAGTTAGTGAACTTAACAGATTATATCGTTTAATGGGAAGAGAATTATTGCAACATTTTGGTCAAGATAAGATGCTGGTCGAATTAGATTCTGAACGCGGTGTCAGATATGTTCTTGAATTTAGATTCAAGATGTTTGAAAAATGTGATAGAAATGGTTGTCTCCCATATCCTAATATAAAAGTGATAATTGCAAAGAACAGTATGGGTAAAATGTTCACATACGTAAAACTACCAAAATTCTTTATACAATGATAAAATTTATTGACATAAATACTCGTCATACATATAATGGTGATAAACCGTATGTTCATTGGTTTGATGGCCAACAAAGTACTGGCCTAATCTACACCAAAAACCTCTATATCCTTTCGGACAAGGCATCACTTAATATTAGTATTCCACAAAATGATATTTTCCATCTTCTTGATATTACGAATATGGAAGAAGTTATTATAGATGGTTTTGATTATAAGGATATTACAAAAATGTACAAGAATAACTTGACATTAACTGGAGTAGCTTATGATTCAACTCATTATATTTATGTAGTATATCTTGCTTGTAGTAGTTCGATGGCTCTTGAAGCTCGTGAAGATGTTACCATTGATAATGCAGCTTATACCATTGGTGCCGACTTTTTTGCAGAACGTGAAGAGCTCAAAATAAATATTGCCAATCAAGGTTGCGAGATACCCGAAACAATCCAACGCGCTATCTATGATAGTGATGTACACGAAGAGATGATGGATAATATCCTCCTCAATCGTAAGTATAAAGAATTGATGATGAATTTCATTGATATTGTTGGAAATAAAGGTTCGTATAAATCACTTCTCAATTCTCTTAATTGGTTCGAATATGGTGATCTTCTCAAACTCCACGAATTTTGGAAACATACTGAGTGGGGTAGAGTAATATATAATGATCAAGATTTTTGCCAAGTATTGAGAGATAAGATGGATAATATCCTCGTCAATTTCTCAAAGACTACATATATGGGTATTTATTGTGCGATGGAAAGAGAAACAGGTAACCTCGATCCAATTGAGATTTTAGACCATCAGGAACAATTCTTACCTGAGCCAATACCCGAGCTCGAAATGATTATATTTAAGTGGTCTATTAATGAGATGGCATTGAAGATGACATTACTTGGTAACTTTTTCGAAACATACTTTATGCCAATCCATACAGACCTTATTCATAGTACTCTTGAGGATATAGTATATACAGATTCAGTTAAGTTGATACCGGGTGGGCAAATGAGACGTGAAGATTATGTAATCCATAATATTCCTGTTATTTGCAACGTAAAAGATGGTGATTGTTTTGTATTGGAGAATGCTGAAACTCGCGTTGAACCCGATACACATTTTGTTACTGAAACTGATGATTATATGAAGCATACCATATTTGGTATTAACGATGTTGCTGTTTCAGGTATGGGTGCAGTATCTAATGATTTTGTCAAGAAATTCTATCTCAATAGATATAATGGTATCGGTGTCATCATACCATTTGAATTTGAGATGGATGCCTGTGATGATGATATTATTTTTCGTGAAGATTTCGCACTTCGTAGTGATGCAACACTCCAATGGGAGCACCTTATCTTTACTGAGAAATATGCTGCGGTTGATGGTAAATTTAAGATCAAATTCAATTTACTTGTCACTCACGACTACGAATATGATCTCCGTGTGATATTCCGCTCAAATTGTGGAAATATTTATATTAAGAGAGTCAAATTCAATGTAATAGATATAAGACGTTCATTATTATCTATTTATAAGATTATGCCAAATCTTGATAATAAAGAGTATCATAATAATGATTTTATGTTCAAGCACTATAATGGATATAGTGATGGATTCCCTTATATCTTACCAGTGGTATTCTCAACATATTATACTTACCATAAATATTTCATACCATATAATCCAAATATTGATGAAAATTATGGAGTTAAGCTTAAACAACTCATCTCAATATATGGTAAATATATGATAAATAGTAAATTCGAATCTCTTGATGGTTTGGTTGATACGGCATTACGGCAGCTCCCACTCGATGATAATACAATCACGGCACAGAAAATTTACAATGCAAAGGGTTTACCTGCAGGAATAACACAACACGATAGAGATCTTATTATGGGTATAACTATATATTTGAGTTATCCTGAAAATTCAAAATTAACGAGATCGTGGGTATATTTATGCAAATATTATACAAGATATCGTAAAGAGAAATTTGTACAGGATGCGAGTGGAGAATGGAAACCAACGGATGGTCTCCCATCATTCTATACATTTATCGCCGATTCATTTGCAACTCGAGATGGTTGTACTTTACCATTCCCAAATAATATTATTAATGATCTTGAACAATATTTTCTAAAGATCTACAATATCAAACACGTCTTAGTTCGCAATGAACTTGTATATATTCCATTTGACCACCACCTTGAACCACTTAATCGTGAAACGATAGAGGGCCTTACAATTAATGAAGATGAAACACTTTGTGTGATACCTGATATCAAATATCTCAAACGTATTACCGAACACGAATGGGTATTCCATAATGCATCAACAGGACACGATTATATTATGCCAACAATCAAAGAACCATTTGTGGCATCAAAAGATCCAAATTATCCAATTCTTGATCCAGGGTATTACGATATCATATTCAGATATAAATTGGCGACAAATGCGGATACAATTCACGAAATTTGTCTCAAGAGTGCATTTATTCAACGCGCATAAAAAAATGGCCAACATCAAGTTGGCCATTTTTATTATATTTTCATCACCACTGGTTCTCGATGTACATTATAATGTTCATCAACAATTGATACATTTCTACAATGACATTGTCCAATCTGCTCATGTTCAATACCGGTATGAATATGACCTGAGATACAATATTTGATACCACCCTTTTTGAGACGATCTCTCAAAGCCAATGAACCAAAATTTCTACCATAGTTCCAACCCTGATGAGAAGTTCCAATTTCTCCAAATGGAGATGCGTGAGATATGAGTACATCACAATCAGGAATTGCTTGCATATAATTGGTATCATCAGGTACCTCAAAAGCCCAACGAACACTATAACCAATTTGAGTAATCCACGGAGTCCCATAGAAGGTTTTACCTTTATACTCATATGAACTATCACAAAGATAGATGATTTTTTCATTCGAAGTAAGGAGTTGGATAAATTCATCATACAAATTTATATGATTAACATACTTCTTGCGTTCAAACACCAAATCGTGGTTGCCGGCGATCATAATAACCTTTTCACAAGGTAATGAATCAACCCACGGAAGAAACGTATCCTGTACCCATTCTTTGCAGGGCATATGATATCCCTGAACATCCAATGGAACGGTATCACCAGCAATTACAACAACCTCACATTTTTCAGTAATGATTGGTAATTCACCGTGCATATCACTTAATGCTATTATCTTCATAATCTTCTATATAAATATCTTTTGGATCAACTTTTTTGACAAACATTACATTGAATAACTTCTCACCACCATATATATGCTCACAAAATTCACTTGTTGATGATGAACTCATATCAAATTTACTCCAAGTCAGGTCATTTGATAACCTCACAGTAAACCTCGATCGTATATATTTATTCTTGGAGCTTTTCTTTTTCCAAGATCTACCAGTTTTTCGAGTATCACTTGTGAGTAACTCAATCATCTCAATATAATTACGCCCACTACTACCATAAGTTTTATACTTTCGACTTAGCGTTTCGTAAATACGATTGATTCGTTCATTTGGTTTATTTCTCCTTACAAAATCCCAATACCATCTACAAGTTGGCAATGACCAACCCTCTTTTTCAAGTGCTATTATCAAATCATCTCTCAATTTATAATCAAGATTTTGTGGATGATATTTTGTTGGTGGTATATAGCCAACAAGATTTATTTCACTATTGTTACGCTCAAGTATAAGTACCTTACGATCCTTATACATCGCATATTTACCGACAAGGAATGCATCCTTTATTTGGTCGGATGTAATATTCGCTGTATCATTAGTTAATAAACTCATTTAAGAAGACATTTAAGGGTTTGTATACATTTCCATAATTCAATACAATATGGATCAATCGAAACTATCTCAAGTTTTTCATTTCTCCCATATGGGTTTGATTCATAATGGCAAAGTGCATCTTGCTTTTTCTCACTCCCACATATATTGACAGTCAATCCTTTTCGGAAGAATATTTGGCTAAATGATACACGTTTATCAACTTTATCCATCAATACCTCCTCAAGCATCGTAATGCATGTGCTTGAGGAGATTGAAAGTGGTGTATCAGGGATTCTGAGTTCCATTAATCATCATCCTCTTTTTCGTCATCTTCACCAGTATACTCAGGGAACTCATCACAAACAACTTCGATGAAATTCTTAACGGTACCAAATACCTCTTCAAGATTTGGAATATCTACTCCAAGCTGTCTTGAGTTTTCATCATAATAGAGCACTTCTATATTATCCAATGAATGTGCATAATGATCATATTCAGAATCGAATGGTACGAGATCGAAGTCATATATTAATTGCTGGATTGTATCCGGCATATCATCAATATAACCTTCACCAGTTGCCCATTGTGCAGCTATCAATGCGTAAAGAAGTGCATCTTCACTATCATCCCACTCTTCTTTACTGAACTCAAGAGTATCTTCACGATCATCACCATCATTCATATCACCTTCGATACGAATTTCATAGTATGGTCTCTGTTTTCCTGTTGGTTCCTCAATAGTAAAATACTCACGAATGTTTTTGTCCGGTTTTTTCATAATTCAATATGCATTATTTTTGCTTTATGTCTACAAAGTACATTCCAACCATATGGGCAATCATTTGCTGTATATAACATACCATCTATTTGAACGATGGATCTATAGTTTTTATTATCAGCATCAGCCCAGTAATTTTCATCTGAGCAATCAAACCATATATAAGGTACTATCTCTTTCATATACTCAACCAAATTTTTAATGTAACCATTACACCAAGGAGCCACATACATACCTCACCAAATAAAGGTTCTCTTGAGAGTTTATCGAGAAGTCGAATCATTTCATTATCCAACGTATCCATATCAATATGGAAGTGATCTCTCAAACACTCCTTGCGAAATTGCTTGTTATATGCAAACAAAAAGTCTGCGACAATTGAAAAGATATTTCCAACAAGTACTACCGTAAAAAAGATTGCGATTGCTGTTTTCATATATTAGTCATTATTTTCATCATCGTTATACTCGAGCTTTGCAAGGATTCCGGAGATTATATTAAGCTCGTCAATATTCAATCTCTCAACACCAATAGGGTATCCAAATCTCTCATATCCATTAAATGCACCCACAATCTACTGATGGTTTCGATGGTGGTGTCTCGGTTAATGCATCTCAAGCAACCAAAAAGAGAATCTCCTGTAGCAACCTCAACCAATCTCTTATTCTTTCGGTGAGGTCCGATCTCGTTACCCCACATATCGAAGCGAATATCCATTGGCTGTCGGCAACCATCAGCATCAAACGTGTTAATTATCACCTCGTTGTTAAAAACGTGGCGCACCACACCATACTCCGAACCAAAACAACCATTGCGGTTTGATGTTACAAGAACAGGAGTACCAGCCTCAATACCGTGGAGAGTTCTGTGGTAATTGAAATTTTCAATCACCGAATGAACAGGTATCTCAACATCCACAGCAGCTCGGAGGGCATTTATCAACTCCTGTCCTGTAATACTGTCGTCAACCTCGGCAATAAAACTTCTGCTTGGAACGCCAGCAATCTTCTTTCCTATCTCATTGAAATTTACAATTACCTCGTACTTCATATATTGTCTATTGGAGGGATGGTTTGGTATCTCCAACATATATAGATAACAAAACTTCCCGAAATCTTTAGTAATTCCGGGAAGTTTTTTTGTTCAAAGTTTATGTATTTCGTGTAAGGTGGTTATACCAAAACTCAGTCGCGTGATATTTGAAGATGTTCCTCGTAACTCATTACTCCTCAGGATTTGTATATGCTCCTTCCATCTCCATATCAACCTCACCAGCATCGATTGCCTTTGCTTCGCGGTTGCGATATGCAAATGTCTTGATCTTGAACGCCTCCTTGAGTGGGTCATTTTCGATACGAAGTACGAGACCCTCGCGTGGTACCTTGTTGGCACAGAATGGCTCATTCTCTTCCATACCGAAACGCTTATCTATTGCGAGACGGCGAATAACTTCTGCACGCCAAGCATCAAGATTTTCAGTTGAAATATCAGGATAGAGCTCGGCCAATGTTCCGTGATATACTTGATCAATCACTCGGATATGATTTGCAACATCCTGAAGACCATTATTGATGAGAATCTGTTTGAACAATTTTGTCCAAGTGATTACACCCTCAATATTGGCTTCGATATGCTTATCCTCAGTAACATCATAAGCGTTGACACGGTAGATCATAAGCTGAGATTCACGAGGGCCGCAACCATAATCGTAGTTCTTTTGGATTGGACCACCTGATGGCAAGAATCCAACGATCTCACCATAGATAGTAGTGCCTCTTGGGATGAAATCCTTGATGAGGTTGTTCCAATGTGCCCAAACATCCTCATTATAGAATCCTGGGGTTACATCCTTATTGATGTACTGGTTCTTGATAACTGAACGGCTTGAGTAAACATTACCATACTCAGTCAATGGGATATCTGCACCGAAGAACTTCTTAACCTTCTCCCAAAATGAGAGTTCACGATTAACAAGAATATTACCGAAGATCGCAGAAGTACCGTGGATTTTGACTGTAAGGTCTACAACCTGATCAGGTTCGAGGCGGAAAGCATTCTTCTCGAGCTGTGCGGTGTCATAGTGGAATGAAAACTCACCCGGAACAAGACGATCGAATCTCTTGAGCTTTTTGTTGCGTTTCTTTGCACGATCCTTAGCGATCGCAGGCTGCTGTTTTGGTGCTGGGATATAAGCCTGAATGAACTGCTCGCCACCAACCATATCGAAGGTATCACCAACGTGGATCTCATCATTGAAGTAAGGGATCTCTATACCTTTTGAATGGAGGTAATTCTGCATTGCATCGAGGCTAAAGAGGTAACCCATAGATACCTGACCGCGGAGCTTGATCATACGGATACGACCATTGCGCTCGAAGAATCCGTGATGCTCGGCGTTTGGATTGGCATTCATCTCAGGATGGCAATACTCATCATTGATACGAAGGAAGTCATCGCAGAGCTGTGTTTCCATATCGGCGTAGAACATCAGGTCACCAGTGTGGACATCATCCTTACGGACTACAATTGGCATATTTGGCTTGATCTCGGTTTTTGCAATGGCGTCTGCACCTTCAATTGGAAGGATCTCACCGATGCGAACAAGTTCACAAGCATACTCGGCCTTGAAGTGTTCTGATTTTGAAAAAATTTGTTTCATATTTTTGTTATTTATTGAGTTATCGAATTTATTTACCAATCTTTTCCATAAAAACAATGCCACTGTCCATTGACGACTATTGGTGCATCAACTAAGCAGTACGTTTCATTATTTTCTCGGAGTTTCCGGTATAGGCAACCAAGACATGCGCAGGTGGTGGAGGGTCTTTTCCTTGTTCTTAATATATCAAATGGATCATTCATTTTTAGTATGTTTACTCGATTTTTAGTTGCTATCGTACCTTATTCAAATCATATTTGCCCATATAATCTTATATCTTTTGGATCGATGATGCGTACACGAGCTGGATATGGATGTTCATCTGAGAATGTTTGTCTACTCAATGGATTTGTAACCATCCCAGTTTGTTTTGCGATCTCCGGCCACATAAAATAACATATGATTGCGATCATCGCTTTCTTGTAGTTTTCCATATTGAAGTGTTCGAGTGGTCTGCGATGACCTTCTTCGATTACTGCGTTGTTCAACTCATACCCATATTCGGAGAGATCTCTACATACCTGTTGCTTGGGTTGATGGAACTCATGTTGACCTTTAGTAAAGAGGTAACAATTTGAATCTTCGTGAAACTCAACCTTATCAAATAGATGCATCTCAATACCTCTACGAATAAACTTCGTTTTGTATGAGTAGAATTTACCTTTGAGGCCAGCAGGAACATCATTACACTTGACACCACGATTCACTAACGAAATGGTATAAAGAATCTCATCAAGATTGATGAAGCTATATGGAATAACCATATCAGCATACTCACGAACCCATTTATTGAGCTTTTTACCCGCGGCCTTGTCCTCCATAATGATGTTATACAACATTCTCATTGTGGCTTTGTGATGGCCGGAAAATTCGTATATATCTCCTATCGTCATTACTCGGCAACTATTACAGTTTCACATCCACTCATCCATTCGATACTCGTTGGTTCCGAAACGGATATAACCTTTGGATCATTCTCACGGAGATTATCACTATACTCATTGAACTCATCCAAAGCCTCCTGCATAGACTCAGCAATGATCAAAATTGTGTGATGATATGTTGTGGTTGGATCCATATTACCACATATAACCTGTGCCGGTCCTGTGGTCGTAAATTGAACTTTGTAAGCGTACTGCATAATATAATGATTTAATTTATTTGACAAAGGCATCCATCATACCCAGGGATATACTCCACTCGAATTGGATCGCATTCATATGCTTCTCTGAATGTTTCGATGGCATCTTCCATCCTTTCAGCGATAACCATCACATTTCTTTCCTCATTATTATCGAGGTAAACTATACGATATGGTTCAAACATATTCTTGATTTTTGATTAACACTCAGTTACCATCTCGATCGCGATATGGTCAAAATTCTGCACTCTTTTGATCAATTCGATGTCTGGAGCGGGACCATCGAACTCAGCCTTGAATACCTCGACTGCATTTTCATAGTTCTGTGCAACGACCAACATATTATGCTGCACCATCTCAGTGATAAAACACTTCTCACCATTTTTCATAATGATCTTACGTGCTGGCAACTTGAACAAGAACTCATATGCTTCTAACTTCATAGTCTATAGGTGAAGGAGTTTTGGTTTATCTCCCTTACATCTATATATAACAAAACCCCCTAAAACATTTAGTAGTTTTAGGGGGTTTTTGAGGTGCTCCTCGCCAATATTTATTATAAAATGTCTCTCGTAATCCTATATCGAACAACACCAATCACCTTCAATCTTTCCAACCAAAGAACATCAGGATCCTTTAGTATACTTTTTTTCTCAATCAATTCATATCCACCGATATCATTCTTGATCAATAAAATATCATTTGGTCGAGTTTGGTTGTAGCTTGTTCGTTCAATAATGAGTGCATCACCATTATAAATATTTCGATCTTCAAGTAAGAATCCACCAGCGACTGCAATGACATACCGTTTATCTTTCCAATCGAAGAGACCACCATCAATACTTGTATCTCTCTTTTTGATCCTCACCTTTTGAAACTTAAATGGCTTAAATGGATAATCGGGAGAGTCATAAAAATATTTATAACTATGTGTCAATGCAACAGGAACATCTATTTGTAGTGCACGAATTGACAAATAAAATACGAGAGCATATATTAATGCTCCACAAATTGGAATAATGATATATAATGCATCCATAATCTAATATATGGTTATCTCCAAAAAACTTTAGTAACGTTTCCCCAAATACCATCAATTTTTGCCCACATCTCTTGATTGGTTGTTTTGACATTAAGTGGACCTTTTGATTTGATATATGGCCCGAATTTGAGGTAATCGAAGTAACCGGTTTTGACTGGGCAAACATCAACAGAATGCTGTCTACCACTATACCATCCAACCTTCAATTTTGGATGAGTCTTTTTGACATATTGTGCAAGATCCGATATTTCGTGTGGGTAGGCGTCACCACCCATAAATCCTACACAAGTGATCTCTTTATGTGCTGCAATAAGAGTATCCAATACAGTTTCATTTAGCTCAGTACCAACATACTCAGCAAGATGAGGTGAATGACAACCTTTGCAGGCACAGGGGCAGCCGGTAAGATTGATTGCAAGAGTTACCTCATTTGGAAACTCCTGAAATACAATTTCGACTTCCTGATACTTTGGAATCATATATGATTAATTTAGAACTGTTAGAAATTCCCATTTAGCACACCAAGTTAGGTCATGCCATTCAATTGTATTCTCCTTATGATTATTCAATGTTGAACAAATGAAGAACTCAATGAAATACTCGTTATTAATTTGTTTTATTTCACCAATTCTGATGACCAAGCAACTATCTGAAATTGATTGTGATGCGTCATCATAATTTGGTCGGATAAGCATTCTTGTACTTTGTGATGGAGCATTAACTTCACCACGAGTTTTGGTATATTCTCTAATATACTCAAGGATTGCTGTGGAAAATAAACTTTTCTCTTTCATCTTACGATACAGCCTCTCATATGTCTGTGATGCTATCATATATAATATATAATAGTACTAACAGAAATTGAGCTGGCATATTTTTTATTTATGCTTTATGCTTGATTCTAAATTGTTTCCAATAATTGAGAATTGCCGCGCGTGTACTCTTTCGGAAGACTCCCTCCGTGAATACTGCGCGAACCCAATCTTTTGGAGGAACAACGCGGATGGCACCGGTCAAATTTGGTATATACATACGCACTCCAAATGCCAAACCAGTATTCTCCAACTGCTGCATCAACCACTCATAATCGAATCTTGACATTTCTTTATTCAATCCAGTCTCCCAAGTCTTCAGGTACATTGGTTTCCAAATCTCCATAATACGATCCATAATTTGGTATCGAATACGTGGTGGATAATAATGGATATTGAATCCAATGATGCGTGGTTCACCCTTTTGATTCTTAAATGTACCAAAGAAGATCGTACAAGGTTTTGCATCATAATATTCAAGTTCCTCCTTTGTTGCTGGCTCAAGATAATTGAAGTATATAAGTTGGCCCGGCATAACATCACGGGGTCCAGTAACCTCGAGATTCTCCTCAAGATATTTACGTTGGCGTCTATCACGGAGCTCAGGAGAATGCTTATATTCTTTGAATGCCCTTATCTCTCGTATGAGGGAATAATTTTTATCCGGTTTCTCACTTTTTGGAGTAACCTTTTTTTCATTACTGGTTGTTGCCATAAGATGTCAATCTATTTAGATTTGCATTTTGAATCCGTTGCATATCGTTATCAAAATCATACCACGTTTCAATTGGTACTGCACCCACACCAACCTGTGGTGTATAGTTTTCGTATGGATTATATGTTTCTTCGTCAAATGGTTTGCCAATTTTCTCCTCAAAATCTTCGATAAAGAGTTTATATTGAAGTGTTTTCTTAACAAATTCAAGCTGAACTGTTGACATTACCATATCATCGTGGCCAAATGATGCTTTATAATGTTTTGTTCCATCATCACAGAAATTTTCAAGTTCAAATATAAACATTTCTGCATCATTACGAATGAAATCTCGTTCATAATCTTCCTGAAATAGAAGGCAATGTGGTGTTTTGTTTCCAGATGTAAGTTTTATACCTTGCACATATTTTGTACCACCCTCATTATAATACTTAACGAGGCAGTTAATATCAAAGTTTTCGAAACCTTTTGCGTTGGTCAAATCCTTAATATCTCTTATAAATAATTCACCATAAGTATTATACTCAATTGAAATGAGAGTATGATCATTATTGGCATAAAGGTTCATTACCTGCATTAATGATAATGCATATTCGTCTCGTGGCACCTGATTTGATCTGAAATACCCAACAGCCACCAAACGTGGACCATATTTACCTTTTTCCATACGATATATAGTCATTACTGTATAGTCTCCACCCAATCCTTCAGCGATATCAACTGGAATAACAATAAACTCTTTTCGAAGATCGGTCATTGGATTAAAGTCAGGATGCCAAAACCAACAATCAGAATGGAATACACCAAGCATCTCTTTATTGACAAATTTGATTGCATCATCACGGCGAGCACGGAGAATAGCACGTTTTATCAAAGCACTTGATGTAACATCAAAATTAATACCAAATTGACCCTCAAATGCCTCCTCAGAACCATAGTTTGCAATCATACGTTGATGCCAAGCCTCATCACGTGGTTCGAAACATTGTTTCTTTGGATTCCACTCCGGTACATCTTTCCACTCAACCGCAAATGGCGCATAGTCATTCTCACCTAACTTGGCACCCATATATAATCTATAAAAAAGTTCCTTTCCATTTACCGTACTCGAAATCATTACACGTGCTGCTGCAGCGGTAAGAGTTGGAAGTACGTGATTATAGAATGGTTCCTGAATATTCTTCTTAATTTTTGCAAACTCATCGAGTAATGCGCAATGGAATGTAAATGAAATACCGGAATCCATCGTTGTTGCATCAGCCATACAACGACAGCCATTATCCAATACAATCTCACCCTCATTCCACTTCTCAACACCAGGTTTGAGGAAGAATGGTATCTCATAAAATATCTTCTTAACCTTATCCAAAATTTCAATCGCAGTCTTGCGTTTATTACCAAGAACCAACGCATTCTTATCATAATTGAATAAGATATAATGTAACATAAAAATCGCTGATGTGGTGGTCTTACCAGCCTGACGGCAGGAAACCATAATACTCATATTATGATCTTCAAGATGTTTGAGATAACGCTTCTGATAATCACGCAGTTGGACATGTTTAATACCCTTTGGTGTCATCAATTTGCAATACTTTTCAGCGAAATATAATATATTTTTTCTACACTTGAGCCACTCAATTTTTTCTTCATCTGTACGTGTGAATACCAAATTACATTTGAGGATTTTGGTATTGTTCTCATAAAATGGATTGGCAACAAGTCTCTTACCTTCATCGAGTCCCTTCAGGGCTATATCAAGGACTTCGGTGGTCCACACAACTCTGCGGGCTTTCGCTCCATCCTTTTCCTCTTTGATAGGATTAAATGCCTGTTTTTTAGCCATATAATTCGAATAAATTTATGTATAAATAATAACGAATTACAGAATTTTTTAACAAAAAACCTTACTAAACTTTGTTTGAATCATTATAATATAGTCAAATATATATGATGAACATATGCCAAAAAGTAAAGATTATGATAAATTGAGTGAACAGATTGGTGACTTTGGAGGAGAAACCGGTCTTGGTAAACTCGAGCATACTGCTGCAATTCGTGGTGGCAAGGAAGCATTAACTCCTGCGGAGGAAGATGCAAAAAATGCGTTCCTCAAGAAACAGCGCGAACTCGCTGATCGTGCTGATGCTGCTGCAGAACGTTATGGTAGTGGTAGAGTAATCGGTCAGGAGGAAGAAACTAATATTTCTGATGGTTGGATTCCGATTGATCGTAATGAAATGCATAAAAGATCAATATTCTATCCTGAAACTTGGGAATTTTATCTTCGCCCAGCAACCGAACAAGCTATTAAGAATTGGATGAGTATTGATGAGGAGAATCTGCTTCAAGTTAACCGGGTATTTAATGAGATATGCAAATTCTGTATACGTATTGTTGATGGTGATAAGAGTATCGCTTGGGGTAATATTAATTATTGGGATCGTTTTTGGTTCATTACAAAGGTACGTGAATGTACATTTGCATCCAATAAGAAAATAATTACATTTGATGATACTTGTGCAGAATGTGATCAAGAAATTACATTTGAACTTCGTTCTGATAACCTCGTATATGAGTTCCCTGATGATGAACTTGTTGAGGCATATTGGAATGGATCAAATTGGTATATTGAGCCTGAGGAGTATGACGTAGAACATGATCCAATTACTCTCTATACTCCAACACTTGCAAAGGAGGAAGCTATTATTGATTGGGCACGCCGCGAACACGAGCGTGGTAAAAAGCTTGATGAGAACTTCCCTAAGTTTGCACTTTGGCTCATCAATAAACCATCAAAAGACCCTGATATGTTTGATAAGCAGATTCAGAAAATTTTGAAGGACTACAAAAATTGGAGTGTCGATTTCTACCGTTTTATGGAGCAGGTTGTAACTAATATTACAATCAATCCCAAAGAAACATTAAGACAAGTTTGTCCACACTGCGGGGAGGAAGTGATTTCCACAGTTAAGTTTCCAAATGGCATCAAAGTTCTCTTCGATGTTGAAACTCGTGCTAAACGATTCGGAACGAAATAATTTGGAGATTAAAGATACTCTTCGAACATTCCGACTTGATCCAACCAAAGGTAATTGGTTTGAGTATATAATATTTGCATTATTCAAAGTTGATGTCCGAGATATTATATCAATCAAAGCACAACTCGGAAAAGCATTTGGTATCCAACCTGACCAACTCGATAAAATGCCTTTTTGGGAATTTGAAATGTATGTGCAGGAACTTGAGAAACTTGTTAAAGAAGAGAATGATAGGCAGAAGGATGAATACGAGAAATCTGGTGTTGGTAAAGCTATGCAGATGGCTGATCCAAAGAATATTGGGAAGACTACACAAAGTATGATGCCAAAGATGCCAAAGATGCCGACAGTGAATATCTCTATGCCAAAAATGTAATAGAAAAGGGACTCTCATTGAGTTCCTTTTTTATTTTATATTACACCCAAATGATCACTGGATTATTATTTATACATAATTGATTACAAATATGAATTGCGCAATAAAGAGAATAATTCAATTCCATAATGCATATGTTCCTGGTCCAATTCAAATCAAGAATCAAATGGGTCAGGACATTACAACATACTGCCAATATTCTTGGTCGAATGATATGGTATGTTGGACCAATTGGGTTACATATGATATGTATCTCAAAATTTGTGGGCAATTGAAGGATGAAACATATATACGTATTCTTATACAGGATTCAATAGGAATTGTTAAGATCCACGATGTTGCTACAGATTGTTATTCCGTGACGTTGGATCTCGATAACCCTTTTGAGGTAACAATTTGTAATGATAACCTCTTCAATCCTTATGCAAATCTCGATTGTGCCATTAAACTTCAACAACAAATGGCTGATTCTATAATCTGTATGTTTGGTATACCCGTATATTATTTTAGAGTTAAGCCAGACCCAACTACAGCTGACTATACATTTAAGGAGTATTTACTTCATAATATTGAATCAGTTAAGCAGATCAAAATGATGATTCCTGAGGGCACTATGCCAAGTTCAAATCCTAAATTTAATGCACTCGATTTTGATTGGGAGACTGATTGGGATGTTGAGATTGGTAAAAATGAATTTGCGAGAGCATTTGGAGATGGCCAAGTTCCAAAAGTTCGTGATTTTATCTATATTCCGATGATGAAACGTATGTGGGATGTTAATTCAGCATATGATGAGAAGAATGAAAATCTTATGTGGATATCAACAACTTGGAAACTTAGCCTTGTTAAGTATGAGGATGCTACAAACGTAAATGGTACTCCTGAAATGGAAAGCCTTATTGATTCACTCATACCACATACCTACGAAAATACCTTTGGTGAAAAGGAGAGAACATTATGGGAGCGAACAACTGGTTCAACTCAAATAAAATCTCCTGATCACGCATATACAAATTTATATGATATATCTATGGGAGACGCAATAAGACAGGCGTATTCGAAAAATGAAATAAATATTGTCGATTATCAGTACAACCACAATAGTATGGTGGTTACACGTAATATATATAAATTCAAAACACCATTGGCAAAGGTAACATATCAAAAAGGTTATTGTGGTGCTAATGGAACACTTGCATTTATATTGCAAACAACTGGAACATCACGAGACGAATTAATATGTAGTAATTGTCGTCAAAAAACAGTATGCCCATACTATAGTGCTGAAGCTGGTGCAAAATGTTCCGTACCATCAACAATTATCAAATGTGGGCCAATTGATGTTAATCTTACACTTAAACCAATTGCTGGTGGTAATTGTTATGAGATTTCTTGTGGTGATATAAAGGGTAATCTGAAGCTTTTTGCAAGTTATCTCGTTATCATCCGTTGGAACCGTCAAAATTATACTGTATCGATGGAATGTTACGAGCATATACATCGCACAAATATCCCAACATATATGCTCAAACCTGAGATGTACTCATTTAATGCCACACCAACAATATCTGTAACATCACAATATAATCTCGATTATGATATAACGGAAGAGCAAGATATGTTTATCCAAGCATATCCTTGTCTCCTGACAAATATCAAATTATACAATATTGATTTGGGTCGTGAAGGTGCGATTAAAGAATCTCTTAAATATGTAACACAACATAAAAATATCATAATTAATGACCTCGCTCGTCCAATCGAGAGTGGCCAGGGTTATACAGCAAGATAATATGAAATCACTTTACGAAAGCTTACTCGGTATCACAAATGATGATATTGATAAAACAAACCTGAAACTTCTATGGAATCAATTACAATTGGATATTAAGGGTACGGAGAAAAAACCACGTATTAATTTTCTACAAATCAAAAATAATAATGCTGGAGAACTCTCCTGTTATTGCTCAATTCCACAAGGGAGATTGGGTAGAGGCCCACAAATTGATGATATACCAAGTTTAACAAAACTTTTTCCTGCTGGTATTGAAGCAAAAAGATTACAAATTAGTAAAAATTGTGATCATAAATTATCTGAACTTGCGGCACTTAATATCAAAGTAAACGAATATAAGATTGATGGTTACGATACTGAGGAAAGTTTAGCAAAATTGGATATTCAAGTACCATCAGTATACTGTGATGCCGCTGCACTTATCACAGATAATTTACTTCAACGAATATCCAAATATACCGACAAGATTAGACTTGATGCTTGTATGGAATTTCACGGTTGGAGAAAAATGGAAGATTTGAAGAAATTATCTAATTGTCCATTTGATGTTATGATCATTAATAAAGGTGCATATCTTTTTGGATTGGATCAACCAAGAAAAAATACTGTGACAATCGGAGATTACCTTGAAGGTCATCTTAATATTAATGGAACTCCAAGAGAGGGGCAATTTGTATATCGTGATAGTTCTCAGCAACAACATTATAATGGGTTTAAGAGTAAACTTGCCGATTGGATTAAACGAAATCCAAAAACAACTCTTATAATGAGTTGGGGTGGTACAATGGAAAAAATTTCATTGGACTCAAAGGGTGAACTCACCACAACAAAAATAACCGATCGAGAAATTAATAAATTATGAAAAGCCTTTATGAAAGTTTATTAGGATCTACTGAAGATACAATTGATACCACGAATAAGAAATATGCAGAATATGTAGATTTCTGTGATAAATCAAAAGAATTGTATGATGCCTTTTGGTCTGAATTTGAACACAAGGCCATCAAACTCGGTATAGCCAAACGAGACTTCAATAATAGTACGATATAACTGAGGAGCAAGATGTATTTATCCATGCATATCCTTGCCTTCTTACCAATATTAAACTTTATAATATTGATCTTGGTAAAGATGATTCGATTAAAGAATCGTTAAAATACGTAACAAAAAACAAAAATATTATAATCAACGACCTTGCACGTCCAATGGAAAGTGGTCTTGGTTATGCAGTAAAATAATTATGAAATCTCTTATAGAAAGTATTTTGGATTCAAATCTTGCTGACAAAGGTACGATCAGTGCTGAAAAGGCTCAAAAGGCAATGAGCATAATTCGTGACGTTTTTGAAAAATTGCTTAATACCGACAAATTCACAATAGAAGTTTGGATACCGGAACAACCTGATAAAGTTCGTGGTGTTATGAAATATAAATTCAACGCAAGTGCTCCTAACGATACTAAAAATGACTATATTGAGCAGAGAAAATATTATCAAGAAGTCATTGTCAGTAGTGTCAAGGAACTGAAAAAGATGAATAAGTATCTCGACATGGATCCTCAGGAGGCATATAGTAGCCGCCCATACGAGAACAGAAATTTGTTTTTGACCAACTCACAACCAATAGTCAACTACACGGATTCAATGATTAGTGTAATGGGTAACTCCAATAGTGATTTTTTCGATATGTTAGTTGGTGATTGCTTCGTATCTACCCTTGAAGAAGTAATTAAAAAGAATAAAAAGATCATAATTCATTGATTAGTAAAACAAAAGATGGACGAGTAGTCATTTTTGATTGGTTCGATCCATATTATTATAATGGATAAAATTCTCTCATATTTCGAATAAAATGGGCTGGCCTTCATAGTTGTAAGGCCAGCCCATTTGAATTGAATATAGCGCGGTTTATGCGCAAAATAAGCGATGTTTATGCGTGCTGTGATTCCAATGCAATAGTCTTATCGATAATTGCAATGCGTTCCTCGACTGTTCCGCGAACCTCAACGTATGGGATATCCAACTCCTGAAGCAGTGTAAGAATGTTGTTATCGATACACTGACGGAACTCCTCGTCCATTGAACGAACACCATCATCAACAACTGGGAACTCGATTGGGAAGTAAAAATAGATGAAATCCTGATGGTTGTGCACGAACTCGTCAAGCGCACTTGCTTGTAACTCCATATACTCCGGTGAGAGTTTACCAATATCACAAAGATGCATTGTATATGCAGTCACATCAGTAAGACCACGATCCGAGATAAATTCGGGCATCTCAGCAAACTGCTTACAATACTCCGCAAAAATTGCCTCTTGACCCTTGGCATCACCAGCTTCATTTATATTAATACCCTGTTTAGCGAGGTTACGAACAACCTCAGTGATAACTGGCATACCCTTTTCACGATAATGATTAAGGATTGTTGTTTTGCCAGTTCCTTGTGCACCTGTTAGAATAATCTTCATAATGAGTTTTTGATTTATATAATATATGCTATTTTGACCATAATTTTATACAGATTCAATAACTTGTTTGAATTTCTTTTCAAGATGTTTTGGTATCAACTCTTTGCAAATGGTATTAATATCATATGTCTCAAGTATATCTCCATCAAATGATATAGAATCGATTATTGGTATGACCGTAAAATTACGACATATATTGGATATTTCCTTAATACGTTCCTGATAACGGCCATCAGAAAGATTTGCTTGATTTATATAGAGCTCATAATAATCAATTGCATTGAACTCCTGATCAAATATTGTTTCATTCTTGAGACGCCAAAATTTGATTGCACCTTTGTTTGTGTATGGTAGGAGTTGTTCATCATCATAAATATAGAAAAAACGATCGTGGTTAGCATCATTGAAATCAAGTGGGAAACAGCTGCCAAGATTATATAAGTTATCCTTGAATTGTGGTGTATGAATATGACCGGCGAATACTTTACAACCACGCAACTCCTCAATAGGTTTCTTATCAGCTCCAAAAATATCAGCGTGAGTGTAGATATTTCGAGCATTAGGGTGCTCATCCAAAATTTTGGTCAAATCATACTTATACTGATACCACGGAATATATAAATCAACAAAATTATTCGAAAATACCTCATCAATAACCAAATGAAGATTCTTACCACAATCCCTAAATACCATTGATAATGATTCATACTCCGCAGAGTTTGGTGAATAGAAATCGTGATTGCCGGCAATTATGAAGAAATCATCCGCATATTTTGCGATCTCAATAAAACATTCACGAACCTCCTTCGCGACATATGGTGAAATACTTGAACGAGAATCAAATACATCACCAAGATGGATTATTGTGGTTTTTGGGTGTTCTTTAAGATATGGTATAATTTGTCTTCGTAGAAATGCTATCTGTGAGTTGAGCCAAGTTGTTGAGTTCTGTTTCCATCCAAAATGTGTATCAGTTAATAGTAATCGGTTCATTTGGTAAATCAATTTTTTTATTATGATTCTCAACAACTCTCAGATATGCGCGTTTAATAATATCACGATCAAGTGATCCATTTTGTACCGTACAACCAGCAAGTTTTAGTCCATTGAGAATACCCTCGAAAAGGCTTGCCACGTATATTTCGAGTTCGTGGAGATTTGAGATATCAACTTCAATTTTTTTGAGAATATCATATTGGATACCTTCAACCAAATGATCAAAAATGAAATTTTCGATTTCATCAAACTCGAAATCATATTGATCATCATCTTTGACAATATATCCCCGTCTTTTATACCAATCCGCACACCATTGTTCTTTGGCAATGATATTAATTGGAAGTACGGCGAAGATACCATTTTTTGTACAATATTGATCGCGTGCTGTATCACAAGCATCCAATAATTCCGTTGCAAGGCCTTGTTCACGATATTTTTCATTAACGAATAAATCACTTATCCAAATCTTCTTATTTGGAAGGATAGTGAGTCGTACATATGCTTTACCGGGGATCATAAAATAGTGGCATTCATCTATATTGTCATTATGCCACGTTGAGCAGAAATGTTTAATATTCATATCTTCTTCACATCTTCAATTGTCATACCAGTTCTTTCAGTGAACTCGGCAAGTTCTTCAGGAGATAAATTTTTGAGTATCTCCAAAAGTCTCTTTTTCTTTTTGTTCGCCTTTATACGAAATATGATGGCGGCTATGGAGGTTACACAACATAACCCCCATAGTATCCAAAATAATATTGAAAATATATCTCCCATATTTATCTACAATATATTACCATTCGAGCAATACGGCTTGCGAAATGTTCAACAGATTCATTATCATAGAACATATGTTCGCTTTGGTATCGATCAAATTTATAATCAAATGCTTTCTCAATAGTCATCGCAATTTCAGCCATATCAAGACTATCAAAACCGAATACTCCAAGAGGCTTCTTGATGAATGAATCATATTGATCCATTGGCATCCACCGATCGTGAATATATCCACCCCATTCATTTTCTTGCCACAAGATATTTATGATAAAATCTCTTGCACATTCTTCATTTGTTTTTTGAATGTTTGCTTGTGTGGTATTTGATTCATGATCAACTTCACCGGTTGGACCAAGTTGGGTTTCCGGCTTATCAATAGTCATCTCCTCAAATTGTTTCTTTTGTTCAGGTGTGAGAAGATTTTTGAGGATCTCATTTTCAAGAGCAATATGCTCAGGTTCTTTTTGTAATTGAGGTGCTCGCGGAGTAACCGCATACATATCATTGAGTTTTTGATTAAACTCATCATTGAATGCTTTGCGTTGCTCAGGAGTAATGAAAGCCATCAAAGCATCAAATTGAGCTCTCAAATCACTCAAACTATGCTTCAATTCTTCAATATCCAAATCCACCAATGAAATCATCCTACCACCAGTCAATTCGAATTGCTCGGAGATTTTTTGTTTGATTATCTCCCACGAGATTGGTCCATAGTTGTTATTATCCACTCCAACATCATATTGTGTTGGGAGTTTGAATTTGAGACGACCAGCATCTGCACCACCCGAACCATCTTTTGAGTGTACATGCCCAAATAATTGCCATACCTTTTCAGAATCTTTGCGATAGATGCCACCGTATGTTAGGAATGGATAATGGTTAAGATATACGGCACGACCTTCGATCTCGATTTGGCGCTGGAATGTAACACTATCAAAATATTGCATATATCCTTGACGAATATTCTTGACATCGTGATTACCAAGCACCAAATGGATATGGCCGTTCAAATGTTCGAGAATCCACACCCAATTACTTGAGCCACCCCAACAAAAATCACCCAAATGGTAGACGATATCATCAGGCCCAACGATACTATTCCACTTCTCCACAAGTGCCTTGTTCATCTCCTCAACAGTTGCGAATGGGCGACCACAAAATTTTATGATGTTCTCGTGACAGAAGTGAGTATCGGAGGTGAACCAAATATGATCTCCATTTTTATAGATCTCCTTGTCGTCATTCTTATTGAATCGACTATTATACTTGGAGTGAACTTCACTAATAGTACGATTATATTTTCTCCAAGTTGGATCATTTGGTGCATATAACTCATCGAATTTTGCACTCATCCCATTAGCCAATATAACAAAATCTTCAGCGATTTGTATAATTGGACTTACGAGTGTTGGTGACGAGCGGTCATATGCCACAGCGAATCCTATTAATAATTCATTCTTTTTCATCTTTGCCAAACTGGTTTATTTTGCATACCCTTTGGAATAACAAATGCTTCAGGTTCAGGAATTTTTACTGGATCAACCAAAAGCATTTCATAATTGTATGCTGGTGGAAATGCATCTCCTGGAAGGCTATAGTTGATTGATGGGAATTTCTCATTCTTGACAAAAAGTATGCCAATGATCAGGGGGAAAGCTACACAAAGTGTTGTGATAAAACTGTCAATAAAGTTGTACATATTTATTTAGATTAAATGATTGACAATTATAATCTTCCAGCAGCAATCTTACACTTATGGTAGTGTTCCATTCGTTGCTTGATATTTGTGGTACTATTGATAGAATCGAAAAGCTCTACCAAACGCTTTTCATAATCAGGATTACTTGCGTAACGTTTACCTGACTTATTAACATACTTTTTATATAAATCAAATTCATTACCACCTTCCGGGATATAACTATTCACGATTAATTCAACGAATGGTCGAATCGATTGATCGGGATGATTAAGCCACTTACCCTCGGCCTTGAGTTGTTCAGCCGTCTTACCATCTGGTGTTAGATCATTGAATACCCGATTAGATTTTGATGCGATACCTGTGGTTCCAAAATGAGACTCCTGCCAACCCTGAACCAACACAAATCTTATATCAATATTATATTCATCACAAGCTTCGACAATGGCAAAACCGTGGAGTTCAGATTCAGGAGCAACAGATTTGATGAAGCTGTCAACTTCCATAATAAGATCAGCCTTCGCAGCATTATATTCGATATCAGATTTATGCTGATATGCCCAAAGATGATATGGAAGATCCTCTTTTTGAGTGTGTGAATAAGTATATCCTACGGCCGCACCGCAGATCATAAGAACGATGATTGTCTGAATAATGAGAGCCTTATGTGTGCTCAGCCAATTTGAAAATTTTGTACTCATATTGTTAATGTTTTAGTTATAGTATAATATATATTGTTTACCTAATGATTTTAGTTCGTTAATTCCAAAGGATCACAAAATAAATCCTCAAGTAATATGAATGGCCATAATGTTACGAAACCTTTTGGAAATCCTCCATAACAAAAATGTACAGTTTCAAAAACATTTATACCACATAAAATGTATAGTGGTACTCCGATAATGATTTTCAGTACAAGCTCAATTGGTGATAGTAATGCTCCACAAATCACCGCAGTGATTAGCAGGAAGAAAGAAGAGATTGCGAAAATAATGGTTGCGATTGCTGCCAAAATTCCTGCAATGATTGTTAATGGGTATTCGATGACTTCGATTATACGTTCACGAATACCAGGTTTGATGCTGATCATAATGGATAATTAATTGATTACATTATATATATAACAAATCTTAATAAAATATTTAGCAATAAAAAAGGGTTTCTTGCGAAACCCTCATATTATTTGGCGTCATCCGCCGGCTCCAATGTATTATGATCAATTGCCATCTTGCAACCACATACACAAGTTGGTTTGCCAGCCTTATGCTTCTCAAACATCTTGCGTGTCACCTTTGCCTCAAACCCACATTCGGGGCAGAAATATACCACAGCACCATTCTTACCTTGTTTTGTTTCTTTTTTGGCGAATGAAACTGGTTTACCCGGGAAGTCACCATATTTCTTTTTGAGTCTTGCATATGTTTCTTTTATGATATCCTGAAGTTGGAGACTTGCCTCCTTACCACCATCAATAAACATATACTTCTCAGCGGTCTTCTTAAACTGTTTCCCATTACCTTGTATATTGAAGAATGCGTGGATACATTCTTTTGCCAATGCAATGAGCATCTCAATATTGTCGCGGATGAGATAACTAACACCAATTGTTGTTGGGAAGAAATCATCCATATTGATATTGATACCTTCGGAAGGTTGAACACATTCTGTTGGTTTACCTCCACGTGTGCGGCCACATGCTATTTGAAAATCGTGATTGAGTAGATCAAGATCACCATTAAATACGGCGGCATCGAGTTCCTCAACGGCGTGTCTAAGCCATTCTTCTCTTGTCATATTCTATTTTTTGTATTTTTATCTTTATGAGCTTGCCATATCATCATAGCAATAATGATTAGAAATAATATTGATTCTTTCATCACCATTCATTATTTTTCCAGCGATTCCTGATAATGAAACGATCACCCTTTTTGAAGAGGCCACGAGAATGTTCGGCGACAAAATAACGACCAATGGTCAATCTCCAGCCATCAATATATTTATATCGTTTTGTTTCACCACGTAAAGTTTGTTCCTCAATATATAGGACTTTAACTGGGATTGGTATGATTGTAAATTTTGTCATTCTGAATCTTTTAACCACAATACATCGGATACTTGCTTTAAGGTACCATCCTTCAGCTTGACGTTCACCTTACCGCGACCTGCTGGAAATGCAGATTCAACATCCCTTACTATATAGGTTCTTGTTTTTGCTCCGGAACTTTTCGTGTAGTATACAACCATTACTGGATTTGTTTTAATCTGTTTATAAGTTGTGTATCTCTCTCATCACTATCCACTCCAATAACCATATCATTGGTGTCGATACTCCAAATTGTATCAGTTACGGCGAATGGGTGTGTCTTCAAAATGTTTTTGTAATCGATTATGATGGATTGTTTGGCACTCTCGATATCATAATATGTCTCCGGTATATTATAGATATTGCATTGTCTTGCGGCATCCTTGTCAAAATCTATATGTTTCCAAAAATCAAATCGACCAATCTTACGAAACACTCTGTACTTCATTGTACCATCAAGCATTCTCGTGATTTCAATCTTGTACCGGATTTTGTTTAACCAATCATGATTATATTTTGTAGTTTTCATATTACTTTTCAGGTTCCATAACGTAGCCACGAACATTATCCAACAATGTTATTGACTCGAGCTTGATTGACGAATACATCTTGTTAAACAAAGCCTCAACTTCAGAAAATGACTGAGCAAAAATAATTATTTCCCTTTCATCACTCACACAGTGGTTTGTGAGGCATCTGTAAACTTTATACCGTTTCATTATAGAATGATTTATATTTATTCGATATGTGTTCCACGATTGCAACAAGGGCATACAACATATTTTATGGTTCGAATTGGACCTTTGTATGCCCCACGAGATTGTGGTAATGTTTGCATTTTGATATCCTCAGGATCAGCAAGTAGCAATGCTCCACAATGTTCACAAGTTACACGAAATGATCTACCTGGTTTAATTACCTTCATAGAAACTCTTGTATTTCTCGTATGTTGCGCGGATAACCTTTTCACCGATCGGATTCTTACGAAGAGCATCACGGCGAATGCATTCCTCTACTGGAGTTTTGAAGTCCTGAAATTCAGTCTCATACTTATTGTTTGGATCCTCGAAATGGTTATGCTCCATCACCTTTGCCTCGATCCAAGCGATCTCTGCCGGATTCAGGTTCATATTATCCATAACAATATCAAAACCCTTGGCCATTGCCATTGTGAGGAACGTCTCCTTCATATGTTTGATGAGGCACTCACGAGTTGGAACCCAGTATACACCCATCATATTACGGATGTCATCTTGATTAAAACGAACTCGATGGTTTGGATCCATCTCGGCCCATTCGCGGGACCAAGTAGATTTGCCACTACCCTGGATACCGCGGACAATGATAATTTTATGCATATTCTTTTGATTTGTATTAATATATAAGTTTTGTTGAGATTCTATAGTTAAGTCCTCGAGTTTCGCTTATTCTTGATCCGTAGGGATCTTTTTATCCCTTTTGCGTTGTGTTGAATCGTAAAAGAAACATCTCTTGAGTCTACCCAATCCTTGTTTGAGGGCATTGGCACAATATGAATTGCGTGCTTTCTTGAATTTGTTTTTACTTGCCATAATCTAATATATAAAAAGAGCAAAAAAAATTGAGCCACCACTGATGGCTCAATTTTTTTTATTTGATTATCTGCGAACCATAAATCCATTCGCCTTGATCTTATTACCATCAACCTCGTAATCATAGATCGAAATCGTCATACCCTTTACTTTGCGCGCCTTGTCATTAACAAGGAGGCAATATGCAACTCCGTAATATGGATGACCGACTGTAACCACTGGGAGCTCGATCTCATATGCACTCCAAAGACCACCATCATTCTGCTCAGCCACATACTCGATATTATCGTGGTTTTGGATCGCATTGTGGATTGCGATTGTGTTATGCTGAAGGCGATGCTCAGGATTTGTATCCTCGAGATCGATGAACTGGCTGCCAATTTGAACGATCCCCATCTCCTGTGCGCGAGCAACCATTGCCTTCTTCAACCAACTCTTGATTTCACCCTTGCGGCCGCGACCGATGATTTCACCTGTGATGTTACCGTTGTTGATTGAGTGAGCTAAAGATTCAAGTGTCATATGTGTCCTTGCAGGAGGGGTTGGTTTAGATCTCCTACATATATATAACAAAGTCACCAAAATCTTTAGTTATTTGTGATCAAAAATATGTCACAATTCTCACTTAATTGATCACTATTTGCTTGGTTATTTTATCACTACCATTGAGAAATCTCGCCATCTCATTCCAATTTCTCACCCATAAATCATCGTGGCGCTCCGAACCAACATAATGTGCGAAACCATATAATAATTCATCTTTCGGAGTACATATGATCGCACCTTCACCAAGATATTCGAAACGTACCATTATAGCCTTTTCCTGTGTAAGTGGTTGGTTATTAACGATGATCTGATTCATAGTCTTCAATGCCTTGACGAATACTTTATCCATCTGCTCAAAACCATTTGCCTTGAGCCCGTTAACAATATCCTGATAACCAGTTTGTGTTATTGTTCCAAACATAATACTAATACTTATATGATAATATATAAAGAAGGCCCCGATATTTATCGAGGCCTTTTACTTATTTGAGTTTTGATTTGATATAATCCTTAAATTTATTGAATCTCTCCTTATTTTTGCCGTGTCTCTTTTTGAGCCATTCAGTAAACTTACCTTCATCAATATTCATTTCAATGAAAATATTCTTTGGAACATTTTCACCATATTGTTCGAGGATCATACTATATTTCATTGCATCTTTCCAAGATAATAATGATTTTGTTTGCATTTTCTTCCTTATTCAAATTATTTTCATATAACCTATTTTACCAATCTTTCTTGAAATGATTCCATTAATCTTTTGTTTATTTTTATTATATAATAAATCAAATTTGTAAGGTTTTATGGCTAACAAACAAAATAAATCGACAAAAACTGCAGATCCAGCAAAACTCAATATCACCGAGATAGTCAAAGAGATTAATAAAAGTGCGGAGACACTTACTACTCTTATGGGTAATATTAATCAAATTGCTGAAGCTGCATCTGGTTTGGGTGTCAAGACAAAGATAAAACTTGCAGTTGCTGGAGATATTATCGATGACTATATGGCCATCGTTGTTGATATGTTATCGAATTTGCAGAAAAAATTTAAGGATGGTAAAACCATTACGAATTTACTTCATTATCAACAAGACCAAAAAGAAGTTATTCAGGAACTTAATAAAAATACTAAAAAACAATCAACTCGAGTTATCAATGGAGATGGTAAATTCCAAGTTATTGAAGCAATATCGGGTATAGCAATTGCTCTTAAAAATATGATGGATCCTCTTAAAGACGTTATAACGGATCCTGGATTAATTTTGATGATGACATTTTTGCCTAAAAAGACAAAAGAAATCATTGAAACAATGACAGGAGCAATAACAACAATTATAATTGATATTGTTAAGGGATTGACTCGTATAAATATTGATAAATTACAAAAAGTAACCGATATATTGGTTGGTAATCCAGAGGTTGTTGAAGAGGAGTTACAAAAGAATGAAGAGGGGGTACCACTCTTGGATAAAGATGGTAACGCCATTAAGACTACAAAAACTAAGGGTAAAACCCCTGGTCTTATCGAAGTCTTGACCGGGTTGGTGGGTATTGTTCAATCAATCCCGAATGCAATATCTCTTAATCCTATTACATTGATATTGACAAAGATCAAAATAGCAATATTTAAGAATTTCGTTCAGGATATTGTTAGTGGTGTGACTGACATATTCAGCTCATTGAATATGGATAAAGATGGTGTTGAAAAAATGGAGAAAATAGCGAATGCGATCCAAAGTATTTTTGAAACATTAACAACTCTTGAAATGCCATCATTCGCCGAAATGTTAATTCTCAAAATTCGCTTGGCTATATTTAGAAGAATGGTTTTGAGTAGTATAAAAGCCTTTTTCATAGCTTTGCAAGAATTTACGAATAAACCAACTGGTTATGGTCGTGTATTTCTCGAAGAAAATGGTGTGGCATCAAAACTTGATGCTGCATGCGAAACCTTAAAAACTCTTGATAATCTTGTATCAATTATTTTTAAGATGAATTTTGCGAAAGTTTTGTTAGCAATAGTTAATACTTGGATGCTTCGTGGTTTCCTTTTGGCCACTTCAGGATTATTCAAATCTTTGATGGGGATTTCGTTTGATGAAAAAGATTCACAGCAAGTTATTACAAAGTTATCAAATATGGGTGCCGTTATTGATAAACTTAAAAATTTGTTGGTTTCTATCGCACTTGCTGGTTTACTTGTTCTTCCAGCAATTATCGGTGCACTTCTCATAAGATTTGGAATGAAGATTCTTAAACATTTACTAAAATCAATTGTTGGAACACTTGATTCAATTGGTGGTCGTGTTAAACATGTGAGCTCAAGCGCAAGCAAAGCAATTTTACTTGTTATGATATTATGTGCAACAATGCTTATAATATGTGTTACATTGCTTGGTATCGCTGTAATGTTTGATCTCATCATCGATAAAGCGGATTCATTATTAAAGGGTCTCGGAATGATCGCATTGGTTATTCTTGGAATGGTTGCGGTTATGTTATTGATTGGTCTCGTTGCTCCATTTGTCGTTATGGGGGCGATCGCAACAGTAATTGTAGTTGGTTGTATCGTTCTCGTATTGGTTGAATTAATGTTAATGATGGGTCTTTTGATGTTAATGGTATATCTTGCAGCATTACTTGATCCTGATGCAATATTGAGCGCGGTTGACCTGATATTATCTACTGCACAACTTGTTATACAAAGAGTTCTTCAAACTGATTTCGCAATGAGGGATAGTGCGGCAAATAATACTGGCCTTATGGGATTTGCAGCAAGATTACTTTTTGGAGGCCAAGGTGCAACAATAGTTGACCTTATGTTAAAGTGCTCAATATTATTCCTTACGATTATAGCAGTCGGTTTACTCCTGATATTATCAACCATCTTATTAATGACTGTTGATATCGGTAAAGAGGTAGCAGAGAAACAGCAAGATATTGAGTGGGCAGTGATAAACATTCTTGACACAGCACAAAGCGTAATTCATATGCTGCTCGCTGGTGGTACAAAGAAGGATAAGGAGGGTAATACTTCGAATGTATCAGGTGATTTCGGAACAAGTAGTGAGAACCACGGTCTTCTTGGTTGGGCACTTGAAAAGGTTGGTGGTGGCCAATTTGTGGCGATACTTGATATTGCAAGTAAAGTAGTTATATTATTGGGTACAATTATTGTTGTTGGACTCCTTTATGCAATAACACATATCCTTTTGGCGATAAAAGAAGATTATGACCAAATAAGTGGTCAGATTGGTGCATTACCTAATATGGTTGGTACGTTGATGAATACAGTTTCAATTGTAATATCAAAAATCACCAACGCTGGTATCTCATTCCAAAGTGATAAGGAGAAAAAAGACAATAGTTTCTTTGGTAAGATCAAAAAGGCAGCGCATAAAGTACTTCCAAATCTTACTGATATTTTTGATGCTATTGGAGTTATTGGTAAGATGGGTATGATCATTGCAGTACTTGGTATGGTATGTGCCATCACAAAGACAGCAGCTGAGACGTTTGATGTATTGAGTAAGTACGATGGAAAGACTGCTGGTATGGGTGCCAAAACAACCAATTTGATGAATGCTGTTAAGGATGCCATTAAAGCGATTAATGGTTCAAAGATCGGTGATGAGATAAATGGACTTAGTACATTATATAGTCATTCACAGAAATTTACGCAATTTGTCGAAACTACCTCGAAACTTGTTACAAATATTAACAAGATTAATATCGATAAGATTCGATCAATGACGAATTTATTAACTCAAGCGGCAGCATTCGCAAAATCGATGAATGGTAATATTGATAGATTGGCAAATGCGATTGCTGAGAAACTCGAACCAATTTTGAAGGAATTGACAAAGGCTATTGAGGATGCAGATAAGCATATTGAAGAGCGTGCCAAAAATGCTCCTGAGAGTACTACATCAAAAACAACCACAACTACTACCGCTACACAAACATCAGTTAAATCAGCGATTGAACAAAAAAGAGCACAAGAACAAGCCACTCGCACAGCACAAATCAAAATGCAACAACAAAAGGCAAACAATCAAAAGTTGGCTCAAGATATTGCAGATGCACTTATGGGAGTCACACTCAGAGTCAAGATGGCATAATACAACTATATATAAAGAAAGTGGAGGAGTTACAAACTTCTCCACTTTTTTTATTAAATCACTAACATTACCAATCTGATTCAATTATTTTTAGAGAAAAATTATTAATATTAAATGAAATACGTATTAGTTGGTCTTCACGCCAGCGGGAAACACGAGGTGGCGCACCTACTCGAACAGCAAGGTATTTCCTGTGGAAGACTATTTTCGAATATAGAGAATCCCGCGGGGACGATATATGGTAGTTTCGAATATGAATTATGTGGTGCAAGAGATATTGATGAGGTATTCGAAAATAACGCCTACATCTTTATTCGTGAACTCAAAAATGGTAATGAAAAATATTATGAAGGCCTTGCCACAAAGGCATTTGATGAAAATGATGTGATCGTACTTTCGCCGGATCAAATCGTTTCCATTTCACCAAGTATGATGCCACACGGGGTATGTTATGTGTGGTTAGATAATACCAAAGTAAATCGCTTCAATCGTTATCGAGACGAACATCGCTCATATAACTTCAATAATCGTGATAAAGAAGAATCACAAGATATCAGCACATTTATTAAATCAATATATGCCAACGATAATCATATCCTCTATTTCGTAAATGAGGATCCTGCACGTATCGCTGCCATATTATATACTCTACTTATTCATCCTGAATTATTCCCAATGTATAATAAAGCATTCAATTGCTAAAAATATTAATATGATGTATGGACGGACTTAACTTTGGAATGGATGGATTCTGTATGGATAATTCAAGATGGTATAATCCAAGTACAGGAGATAAATTTACTGTCAAACAAAACTACTTCGAAGATAATGTTATGAAAATTCAGGCTATGGATGGTCGTATATTCACTCTCGATCAGATGGCCAATTATCTTCAATGGCAAGGTGAGGGTGAACCTCCAATGCCGGAAAAACTCGGTGAATCAAAAGGATTACCAGGGCCTCAGTGTCTACCACCTGAGGTTGCAAACATTCTTGAGGGTGGACAGGATGATGGATTATTACCTGAAGATGCAGCAATGATTGCCGGTATGGGTAGTACGAGTGGTGCCGTACCACCACGTGGATCATTAGGTATAAGTAGACCTGCGCCAACACCAAACCACGATATTATTCAACGAGCATTGGCAAAATGTTCAAAACCTGAATGGAACCTCGCTATGAAATGGTCCAAATTTCCTGAGCGTGAGATGAGTATGCTTCTTGAAGTAATGGATGTGCCCGTTGATGAAATATCAAACTATTATATGGATAGTATCCGTACTGAATTTGATGCCTTTATGGACAATCTGAGAGATCAATTTAATACCTATATTGCTTCACAATTGGGTATCGAGATCAAAAAAGATGAACCTGTGGCACCAATAGAAGAGGAGAAACCAGTAAAATCAAAACGAACAAATGGTAAAACAAAGAAGTAATGATATTTTTGAAAATGCTGAAGCAGATATCTCTCAAAATCTTGATCCGGAACAGATAATCAATATTGATTTTGATGCACTCGATAAAGATTCAAGTTCCGAGGCACGAAATATTATTGAGGCTATTGCAAAACTATATTGTGATGAAACATTTCTCAAGAAGAATCCAAGTTTCAAACATCGCATAGATGCCGATATTGAATCTATTCGTATCAATCTTCGTATGCGTAAGGCCGATGAAATTGCACACGATCTTTGCCTCAAGAATATCCAAACCAATTCAGGGAATGCAAGTATGTATAAGTCCCTCACGGAACTCCAGCGTACTACCGCAGCACTTACAACAAAGATTGAGGAAACAATTGAGAAACTTGGAGTATTTATCAAGAATTACCAACACGAACTCAATTTCGAAGATGATCCTGAAAAGAATGGAGATGACGATGATGACGATATTCCACAAAATACCGGCACAACATATCGTGGTTCAAAAGCATTTATCGAAGCAATGGAAGGAGTAGATATTCCTGATGATGCATTGGAATCATAAATATGCGATATTTGCGATTTTAAGGCCGTTTTTAGCGCGTTTCGTGGCTTGGCCTTATAATGTATCATCTTTCAAAAAATAATCGAATATAACGCATAAAAAAGGAACCTCAAATGGGTTCCTTTTTTTGTAAGTATTCATCATACATTTGTTCGGCTGTATTAATTTGGTCAAAAGCCATTCTCAAATATCGCCGTGCACGTTTCTTATTAATATCCCCGGGGTAATATTGTACAAGCTGCCAACTCTCAACAAGATACTTCATACCCCGGTTATATTTATCCACGATTTTCTTTGGTATGCTGGTCAGGTATGTGGTATCATTATAAAGATCATAATGATGAGTTGATGGATTATATAATACCACACTCGCCTTATTTGTTTCGAACCGTAGTTGGTTTTGAGCATTTGTAACCAATGCCCCCAATACGATCAAAAGACATATAATATACTTCTTCATTCTGCCTCCGGGTTCATCTGCAAAAATAGCAGGTAGTTATCAAACATCAGGTTGGCGATCATCAATTGCCTTTCACCATACTCCATCAGCTGGTAACCATAAGCTCGCCAATCATCTTGCATAGTATCGATCATATCGCGCGCAGCGATGATATTATCCTGACCCTCATTATAGGTATCAACGATTTCCTTCGGGAGGCTGAGTAGGATGGTGCGCTCACCGGCAATAACTGAAACGAGGTCGTACTGCTTGGTTTTTTTATTGTACATCACAGTATCGCACTCACCAAGTGTTATACCAAGAATGTCATTAGTGATACCAGCGTTAGCAGTTAATGTAGAGAGAATAAGGCAAAGAGCCAAGATAAGTTTTTTCATAGCAAGTTTATATTTGAATTATTGTTTTTAATATTTTCGAATTCGATAAGGATTTGTTTACATAATTTGTATGCTAATATTTTTTCCTCGTGACCTTTCATGCCGGGTTTTGTAACAAGAGATTTCTTATCACTAAGAATTTGATAAAAATACAATATATCATTGTCTTTATCCAATACGTAACAAGGTCTGTTAGGATAATCTTCGTATAATGGTATATGATCCAGCCCAACAGCCACACAAATTTGTTCGAACGCGGTTTTGATATAACTGCGCATTTCACCAAACACCTTCTCATTGGCTGATTTTTTTGCGCTATATTCATCATATAATGCCAACCAATCCTCGCGCGAAGTATTTCTGAGTTTATCCTCAAGAATCTTGTTAAGTTTTTCCGTATCAACCATATTACTTCTGATTTAATTCGTTATACTTACGTGTGACCATCTCCGCAGAGTTTACCGGCATTATGCTCATATCATTCTTGCGGTACTCCTCAGGGATATATAATACCACAGGAATACTTTTTGCGAATGCATATCCAATCTCCCAAGCAGTACCTGTATCGGAATAGTGACCGAGATATAATGCAACAACCATACTACAACGATCAATTGCTTCGACATCCATTTGAAACACTCTCTTTCCCCACTCTTCGTTAGGCATTGACTCACCACCTTCAATGGTGTGCTTCATCGGGATAAAGAGTTCGCTATCCGGGTACGTCTTGCGAACGACATCAATCATTTTGTTGAGCTGCTCTCTCTCCTCGATATTGAAGAATGGGCCTGCAATATATATCATATTATCTTTTTTTGGTTACATCTATATATAACAAAACCTCTCAAAACATTTAGTAGTTTTGAGAGGTTTTTTCTTGCATTTGTTTTATTGCTGTATTGGAAGTGGATCGGATTTTAGATCAAGAAATGATCCACTTGAGAAAAGACAGTGGTAATATTGAGGAGTTGACTCAGGAATACCCTGTGTGAACACCACTTGATCTTTGTTCAAGTGGATCTTATCACCTGATACTGTTTCTGCTGTTATTACTGTTGCCATATATAATATTGTATTTATTCTGGATCTACTATTGTTCCATCCTTTTTCTTATATCCGAATTTTCCACTACCCTTGTTAGTCATAAATGGGTTTTGAGTAGATACTTCCTTCGTTATATCCAAGAATCCGGGAGTATTGTCAGATTTACGTAAGACTGGAATTATCTTAACCAATTGTTCCAAACCATTAAAGACTTCAAGACTATAAAAATTACCGGTCATTTCATAATTTGGATCTCCACCCTCATACCAAGCACCAATCATAAACGGAAGGTTTTGAGAATAATGTTTAACTTCTCCCATTGGTTCGTAATTGTCATCCCACCCAATGATTCCATTGTGATAGTCTATGGTATATGTGTGTTTGCCTTTTGGATATAATATCGGATTGCCATAGCAACCCTCATTATACATAAGTGCTACCTGATCCGGGCCGATACTTCCACTTCCACCACCATTGTACGATGCTGCGACAATTGTTTTTGCTCCCAAACCGGGACTTGTGCCATCGTGTACGGATGTACCAGTTGCTCCGTGCTCTATGTCGGCCGTGATCTTGAATATGCTATGTTCATTGGCGGCGAAAAGAGTCTCAGCATATTGATGACCGGTCATCCTTATATATTCCAAAGCCTCATATTCCGGTGGAATATACTCAAAAGGATTCTCAAGTGTATTGAGGATATGACCTGTTCTGAGCATTACATAAAATGTTCCATCACCTTTTTCTTCAACCCAAATGACATTATTCGGATCGAGATTTATTTTATCTCCACATATTGTTGTGATCTTCATAATATTCCATTTACCATATAATAAAACAAAAGCCTCTCAAAACATCGTTTTAAGAGGCTTTTGGCAAAGTGTATTTGTTGTAGAAGATTTTGCGGAGAGAGTAGGTGTCGATCC